TTAGCAATCTTCTGCATATGTATCTACCAAAATTCCTTTCTTTACTAATTCTCGCATATAGCGGTTGTAGTGTTTGATTACGGTGTCTCTTACTTCATTTCTTCCGTATTTCCTGTCGTAATATGGAACATAAATCTGACCTTTATCATCTTCGATATTTTCACAGATAAACGATCCTTGTTCATCGTTTTCGATCTTTATCACCAGAAACACATATTTTTTATATAGAGGCTTTCGGAACGCCCCACAGTGGAAACCGTTATCTCTCAGCTTTTTCTGTGTAGCTTCTTTATTCAGTTCGTATCTTTTATTCATACAGAGGACCTCAATTTCTATATTTTTCCTGTTCTTTTTTTGCGTTATGGACTGCTACGGCAAACGCCACAAGTGACACAGCGTATCCAACGCCTAACACTCCGATAATTAATCCGACCATAAAACCACCTCACCTTTTTCAATGCTTTTTTTTTACATCAATCACTCTCTGGTTGCTTGATCCTCTCCATTTCAGAGTGATATCTCGCAGCTCATCTATATATTCTCCATCTACTACAACGTCGCATTGTGAAACTATTTCTTTGCGTAAAATATCATCTGAATTTGTTGGATTCATGATTTGTTCCCATGTGAATCCTGTGTAAAGCCATATTGTTTTTGTTGGAAATAATTTACGAATTGTTGAGATGAGACAAAAAACGTCATTTAGATTTCCAGAGTAAAGAGGGTCGCCGCCTGAAAGTGTTATACCAGAAATGTAATCTTTTGATAGTTCATCGAAAATTTCTTTTATTGATTCGTCGTCGAATAGAATTCCTCCGTTTGGATTCCAAGTTTGAGGATTTTGACATGAATAACAGTTATGGGAACAGCCTGAGAGCCAAAGTACGACTCTCAAGCCAGATCCGTTATTCATATCGTCATGAGTAATATTATGATAGTTGATATGAATTCACTTCCTTCCGTTTACATCGAAACTCGATCTGCAATTTCTGCGTTTTTAGCTTCGTTATATCGTGTTTCACCGTGAACTCTAGTAAATCCTAAATAACCGTTCATTCTGTCTATCTTGGTAATCATTTTACTTCCGCACTTCGGACAAGAATCCATTTCAACCTGTTGATAACCGCAATCTTCGCAATAACACATTGCCAAATTGACACCCTCGTAAAAACCTTTCTCCATGGCTCTAAGAATTAGAGTCTTGATAGCTTCTTTGTTATATCCGAGATTGTATCTACAGTATTGAATTTTTCCGCCGTTAAACAGATTCCAGAATCTACCTTCCTTGTCCTGTTTCTCAATTGGAGACATTTGCTCAGACACATGACAATGGAAGGAATTGCTTACATATGGCTTATCCGATACATTTTCAATGATTCCGTAAATTTTTCTGAATTGTTCGACCTGAAGTCCGCACAGCGACTCTGCAGGAGTGCCATAGATTGCGTATAATATATGATCTTCTTCTTTGATTCGGTTCGTGTAATCATTGATATACTTCATTACGTCCAACGCGAATTGTCCGTCTTCACGAATTGATTTCCCGTTATAAAGCCTTTGCAATTCGTTTAAAGCGGTGACTCCATAACTCATAGTCATCGGAGGTAAGATAGATTTGATTTTTTCTGTTGGATTCAGATTTCCGCCAAGTAATCCGCCTTCGCAAAAGGCGACAGGATTTACGCTCGCCCTTAGTTCTCCGATGTAATCATAAGTTCTTTTATGTAATCCACGAATGAGTTCCAGATAATAATCAAGAACCTCATAGAAATCCTTTGACTCTCTACGGGACTTAGCCAAAATCATTGGAAGATGAAGAGATACTACTCCCAAGTTACATCTTCCTTCAAATACCGGCTTATCATTTTCATCCGCCGGATGCATTCCACCTTTTTCGTACCAAGGCGAAAGAAACGCTCTACACATGCTAATCGTATGTCTCCATACGCACTGACTAACTTTTCCCTGATAAGATGTCCTAATTCTCGTCGTAGGGCGGTATCTTTGGAAACGGTGCTTATCTCCATTTCTACTCGGCTACACTCATCACCGATAGTCGATTAACCTTATCTAAGGCACAGCTTCATCTATAATACAAACGAATCTCTTCTCTTATAGACCTATCTGTTAGCAGTCTTCTACGACCACACCTGTTAAGCAACAGTTAAATACCGTTTTACATGGGCTGATTTGCACTTACCCATAGGACTAACAACTCTGCCGTATTTTTTGTACATTTCTGCAACATATCCATCTCCCGTCAGCGACAGCCAATCTGGATACATAGTCTTGCTACTACAATCTAATCCGGCATTAAATACGTCTGCGCTCTGATATTTTTCTGATCCGTCTCCGTGCAGATTTTTATCATAGAGAAATACAATTTTAGGAAACAGAACAGGTCGTTTAAAACCTTTTTTTCCTTGCCCGCCGGAATGCACATTCAGAAGAGAAATTGCTGCCATTTTCCCAAATCTCGAAGTGGCAAGTCCCAGTGTCATCGTGACAAAAGGATAATCCCCTCGCGAACTCCCGACCGAATTTAATTTCATTTCAATTCCCTGCCATCCTTGATCGAAATCGCGAGAAACTTTTTTAATCGCATATTCATCTGCTGATTTATCAATATCATAAATTTCCATGCCAAGCATTTTTGTTCTTACACTATCAGTAATTTCTCTGTATTCGGAAATATATTTCTTATACGATTTTTCTGCATATGGTTCTAAAATTTTGTCTACTTCTGGAACCGTAAAACCACCGTATTGTTGAGCGGCAGTAGACAAGATGATATCTCCCATTACATCGAACGCTGTATCAAGAGTATTTGGTTCATTATACCAAATATTGCCCATCTCAAATCCTCCAGACATAACATTTCCAACCCTGAAAAGATCGCAATTGAAAGTGTCAAGTCTTGCGCTTCTATCATGAATATAAATATATCCGTCTTTCATGGCTTGTTTTTCAGCGTGCGTAAGGAAAAACTTCTTGTATAGCTCACTGCTAAGTTCGTTATAAATAAGACTCCTTTTTGTCGCTACTAGAGCGGAATCCGTGTTGGCATTGCTTTTATCTCCAATGTATCTAATCGCTTGGCTTTTTTCGTAAACGTTGTCCATCATATGGACAAAGTCTTTTTTGTAGTTTCTGTATTCCTTATACATTTTTGCAACGAGAGGAAAATCTTCTTCCAGAACAGACTCAACAATGTTATGCATATCATATATTTCGATATCGGTATCGTCATCATATGTTTCCTCAATTTTTGCGAACACATCATTCAAAATTTTTGAATAATCTTTTTCGGACAACTCGTACATAGCTCTTCTTGCCGCTTTATTACACGCATTGATGATTTTTTGTTCATCATACGCCTCAATGGTGCCATCTTTTTTTACTACATTATACATTTACACCACTCCCTTCTAAATCAGTTCTCCAATCCAGCATGTAATAGCTGTAATTTGTTCCCTCGTTGCAAAATCCACCGAAATCACTCCAACTCTGATATTTATCCGGTGGCGCAGTATGTCTCAAACAGCTATTTTTCATCTGGCAATTTTCATTTGAATACATGGTAATATCCGGCATTCAGCTACCTCTCATGTCTTTAATCTTCACTTTAAGCTGCTCAAGAAACATGTACCGATCAGACGTATATGATGTATTATCTTTCACGATCATATGAGTCTGTTCCGCACAAATCAGCTCGATCAACGTTTCTCTCTCTGTGTCAGACATCTTGCTTCAACTCCTTTCACAAATAAGTGGCATAAGCCCTACTATATTATTCTCCATCTGCGAATTCACATTTTTAGAAAACGCTGTAATAATCTCGAACGTAACGCAGGGCTTTTTCCATAGCGCCAACTCCGCATTCAATTCTGTCGCACATGTTTTCAATCCACGGATGAAGCTGTAATTCGTATTCATCTTCGGACTCATAGAACGCCACAATTGGAATGTCATATTCAAAAGCCCATGCTAATTCGCAGATCGTCCCAACGGATTTTTCAATATTTCTCAGATTTACCAACATCACATCGCTCTTTTTGACCGCTCTTCGCTCAAAGTCAAGAACCTCAAGCTCAGTTTTATGATCATTGCGATCATAATCAAAATAGGCCACAGGGTTAAAAGCAATAAATCTGTCAGCGTTTTTACAAAACCACGTAACACAGTCACTCCTCCATCCAGATCTGTCGTCAAGAGTCTCATTCTTGCATGATCCACTCAGATACACCATCTTGTTCTGTAACATAACCTTCACACCGTCCTTTCTTATTTGAGAAAGTTGCTCTTGTAATAATTACTCCAAACGGAGTGTTTACATTGTGGCGCAAGCACTCCGTTTTAAAACATTTCCTGTTTTGGCAAAATATAAAATTTTTAATTTCTTTCATTCGACTGGTTCTTTCTTCTTTCGATTGCAGTCACGATCGTGAATGCCTGGATTTGCGGTGTATACTCATCCGAGTTTTCAATGATTAGGTCTGCTTCATCTTCAAATCCGTTAAACATCCCAAAGTCTCGCTGCATTCTCTCGGAAAGTTCTGTCATGTCAGAATATGTAAAATTGCTACCACATCTGTTGATGTATCGAATCGCTCTTTCTTTTAGAGGAGCTTTAATATACACAACGAACAAATCCAGTTCTGGCATTTTCTTTTTAAGACTTCTGACGCCGTGAGGAGTTAGGATCGCAACTTTGTCCTCATCTCCGAGATACTGATATCTGGACGATCCGTAGAATCTGTTCTGGGAATACTCTTCGTATTCCACGACATCTCCGCTGGCAATCTTGTTTTTGAATTCAGTCTCATCAATGAAGACATAATCGAGTCCGTCCGTCTCTCCCGGGCGAGGTTTTCGAGTAGTAAATGAAATCACTCTTTCATAGGCAAAATTCGAAAAAAGAGCGTCTGAAATGCTTGATTTTCCAGTAGAACTGGCACCCACTAAAATCACAACCATCAGGAAAACGCCTCCATGACCGTTTTGAACCGAAAAATCTCGTTTTCGTCGTCAGAAATGAGATCTGCGTACACATTTCGGGATAAATCGAGGTCAAAAAGCCCTAAAACGCTTTTTCCGTCGATAAGTGTCCGCTCATTACGGACATTGATATCAGATTCGAAGCTTCTTGCCGCATTTACGAAATCTTTGATCTTGTTGGTGTTGTTCAGATTGATTTTTACAGTTGTCATGTTAATTTCCTCCAATCATTTCTAAAAATTGTTCTTCTGTGATAATCGGGATGTTGAGTTCATGAGCCTTCTTGTTTTTGCCAGATGTGCTTTTTGAGTCATTGTTGATAAGAAAAGATGTTTTGCTGGTAACAGAGTCAGAAACTTTACCACCCATATCTTTTATTCTCTGTTTCAATTCGTCTCTATTTGAAAAATGTTTCAGACTTCCGGTAACACAAAATGTTTTTCCGGATAGCTCAGAGGTCGTTTCAGTTGGCTGATTTTCTTCAAAAACGAAATTTTTAGATACGTTAATTACTTTATTTTGATTGGTATTCCAGAAGCTATTTAAGGACGAGGTGATAGAATCTCCAACTCCATCTAAACAATTAAAATATGACGCTCCGTGTAAAGTAATTAACGTACATAATTTTTCAAAATTTCCATCACAGAGATCTGAAATCTGCTTGCTAACGGTTTTGCCAACCATAGGAATTGACAGGGCATACAGGAATCTGTCGAGTGTAGTGTGTCGGCAAGATTCAATTGCTGCAAGTAATTTTTCTGTGGATTTTTTGCCGAATCCGGAAAGATGAGAAATTTCTGATTTGTGATCTGATAAATGAAAAAAACTTTCGATAGAATCGAGCCAGCCAAGCTCAATGAACTTTTTGATAGTTGCTTCTGATAGTCCCTCGATGTCGAGTGCGTTACGGCTTGCCGCATGACTCAGTTTGCCAAGAAGAGATCCGATACATTCGTCATTCGTGCAATAAAGAACATCCGAATCGTTGTCTCTCTTAATTGATGTTTTAGATCCACAATAAGGACAGCATTGAGGAATATTGATGAACGACAATTTCAAGATGTCTTCGCACGTCCTGTCTCCGATTTTTTCTCCCCATCGAACCTGTGGAATTATCAAATTGGCCTTGTAAACACCAATCTTCTGACCTTTCCACGGTCTTCCAATTAGGTTGTACATCATGGTAATATTATGTAGAGACGCTTTCTCAACTGTTGTTCCCTCAATTTCTACTGGATCGAATATGGCAACCGGACAAAGCGTTCCTGTTTTTCCCATTGTCCACTCAATGCTTTTCAATGTGGTTTCAACTGAATCATTGTAGACTTTATAGGCAATACCATTTCGAAAATGATGTGTTGTATTCCCTAAAGATCTGCCGTATTCGATATTGTCGAACTTGAAAACAACTCCGTCTTGTGGTAAATTTTCCTGTTTTGCCATCTCGATAAAATAGCCTATCGTAGATTCGCTTACATTTATATTCTCGCCGGGATGCTCTCTGCAAATCAATTTGTTTGGAACAACGTCAAATCCAAGATTCTTTGCTTCAAGCAACGCCATAGAAAATGAATTGTAGGCGCTGCCGGTTACGTTTTCCCACGCATACCATCTTAGTTTCCTGCTTTTTACTACTGAAGTGTCAAGAGACGCTAGTGTTCCAGCCGTTAAATTCCTGCTGTTTTTAAATTCGCCATTCCGATTAACTTCATCAAAGTCATCCAGTTTAATAAGTGCCTCTCCGTCAATAATATATTGACTGCCATATCGTTCGATATGACTTGGAACGTTCTGAAAATTCTTGACATGCTCTGTTAGGTCATTTCCGATCACTCCGTTTCCTCTGGATTCCGCCAGAATCAGATTCCCGTTTTCATCGTAAGTAAGCCTAATTGTAATTCCATCGAGCTTAACAGAAGCCGTAAGTGGATTGTCTTTTGCAAATTTTAAGATTTCGTCAACTGAATGTACTTTGTCCAAAGACAACATAGGTGTCTTATGCGTTACCTCTTTAATGTCTTTTAATATGGATGCTCCTACATTTTGAGTTGGACTTTTTTCTAAAATAATTCCAGTCGCAGATTCCCATCTTCTAAGATCTTCGATTTTTGAATCGAATTCTGCATCCGACATAATCAGATGTCCGGTGTTGTAATAGGCTTCCGACGCTTTATTCAGCTCTTTTATAAGAGCGGTAGCTTCACTTTTGTTCATTTCCACCTCCGCCAAGCACATCCCACCCCTGATACCACGGAGAATTCGCATTAGCATATTCTTTTGCCAAATTCAAAAACTCTTTCGATTCAATGAAAAAAGGATCTCGTTTCTTTGTAGAATTGATCCAGCCAAGTAAATTCAGCAGAAACTGTCCCTCCCTCATATCTGGGAAATAAGTTTTATGTATTTCGCACAGTTGTGCATAGGATGAATCTAGTCTATTAGGATCTCTCATTTGGTCATCTCCTTTTAATTCAGCATCAGTGTATCTGTGTCCAAATCATAATCTTTACAAGACTCATTGATTACTGCTGCAATTCTGCCCAGTAAAATTTTTTCTCCCGCGTATTCAACGGAATCTGCTGCATTTAAGATGTAATTTGTTAATTCTTCGTAAAACGATCGTCTAATCGTACATTCGTATTCCATTTTTCTCCTATCCTTCATACAAAATCAGTTCTTTTGCAAACGGAAGTGATTCAACCCATCTGCAGAAAATATCAATCCATTCTTCCTTTAATCGATGATTCCTACGTTGAAAATACATATTGCGAACTTCTTCATAATTCGTATCCAACGTTCTAAGCTGTAGAAATCCTTCTGGAAGCATACGCTTTGCCCTTACAAGCAAACGAGTCATTGCGACGGAATCCTTCGTTGTTTTCTGAATTTTCTTGTACTCCTTGCGCATAGATTCAAGCTTGTTTACGGTGTTGATCCACCATTCCGTGTCTTCGTCGCAAATCACAAAATCGTCCAGCGTAATCGGATTGTTATTGTTGAGCAACTTATGCATCGTAGATTCGCTGTTTTTAGTGTTAAAATGGTACGTATCCGCCTCACTATGCCAGTATCTCGGCATGTCTACGTCTACAGAAACGTGAATCATACGCAAAAATTTTCTATGTTCTCCGCCGCTTTTGATTAGGCGCTGCGCCAGGTCCATATCTTTTTCGCCAATGCGAAACGGAACCCATTCGACTCCGTTTTCAACGGATAAGCGCTTTTCTGGTAGATATCCACTATCGCTAAGATGATGGCTGTCCTTCGGGTTTCTCATTCCGCGCAAAGCATGATCAAATCCCCATACTGCTGTTTTACTAAATTTCATGTGTCCTCCAAAATGTAATCAAAACTTCTATTTCCTTTTGTGCCGAAACAAGCCAACTTCCCAACTGACTTATTCCGGCAATCTCATCAACGCTCACGCGCCAACCGTAGAAGCGTCATCATTCAACTCTTTCATCGCACGAACATACGCTTCTTTCTGGATTTCGATCTGCTCCTCACGTCTCCGCGCTTCTCTGCGAGCAAGATATTCCTTGCGCTTCTGTTTCTTTTTAGCAATACGCTCACGCTCTTCCTTTTCGTTCTGTTTGCGTTCAAGCATTCTCTTGTAAATTTTCATTCCGTCTCTAACCGCCTTATTATACGCAGCGGTTCCGCCGTACAGCTTTTTCGCCATACAAATCGTAATAGCCATTTCCAAACTAAATGTATCGTCTTCATCACAAACAACTTTTTCAATTGTTCCATCATAAAATACGACCTTTGCGACTTTATTTGGAACAATTTCAATTATGTTGATAATTGCATTGCCACGGCTCTTGTCCATCATAGTGCCACTTTCTTCTTTTTTGCTTACGTTCTCCAAATTCAAATATGCGTTCATTTTAATTTTAGAATAATCCATCATTATAACTCCATCCTCTCTTTTTATAAAAATGCTGCCGCATTTAGTACAATAGGAAATTTTCTTGCTATTGTCGAGCAATTCAAGCTCTTCATTTCCGCATTTTGAGCATATCTTTTTCATATCTTCATCTCGTTCCATTGTTCGTGTTCGTGAACGACCAAATATAGTCCGCAAACCTGTCAAAATTCATCATAACCTGATCAAAAACATCCACTTTGATATCTTTCGCGTCTCCAAGCCATGGCGAAATAAGAATTTCATATTCACTTTTTGCCCAGAAATAATAGAGCAGACAGTCCTTTAATTTTCCGGAAAAATCCTCCCTGCTTAAATTTCTATTCAGCAGCTTTTCGACTTCTTCTTTGAATTTGTAATGATTGAAAATGTTCCATTTAACAATCTTCTTTGCATTAAAATTTTCGTAGTATACATACCATTCCAAAATATCACCTCCTGTTCTATTATTCTCTTTTTGATGTTGGAAGTTTGAGCAGAATTGCCCTAAGAAATTATTCAAGAAATTCTTTGATGTGCTCATCAGTGCCTTGCCATTTAACATATCTGTCATACAGTGTTTCGTCTTTGTCGAGCATATCGGAAATTGACCCCAAAACATCTTCAGACTCCTCTTCGCTATGCGCCAAATTGTAACAGCTTATAAGCTTTCCAATTAAAATCAGATCATCGATATCAGAAGTATCTTTTGTCCACGTTGCCGAAAATTCCTTTCTAATGCGTTCTAACTCTGAAATTGTTCTGCTGAATTCTTCTTTTATTGTCTCGCTATTCTGACTTATTTTCCCAATTACAGTCTTTCGATCCTCAGAGCCTTTTTCCAAAGATTTAATTCGGCTAAAATAGTTAAATTGCAATTCTCTAAGTTCATTCAGACGAACTCTGGCTTTCCAGATATCATGCCAATATTTTTTCCGTGCATCTATGTAATCTGATACGTCTCTTTCCGAATAAACGTTTAGGATTTCTCCGTCATAACTAACAACAGAATCATTGTTTGTCCAATCAATATTTTTAAAAGTGTCCCTTAAAGTTTCTTTGACCAATCCATCTGTGATTACATGAATTAGAAAATCATAGCTATCGTCAAATTCTGGAGATCCGCTAATGTCAATTACAAGAAAGTTTTTCCCATAATTGTAATACGGAGATTTGTAAGGAACAGAACTTCCTGTGTCGTATGGAATTAGATTTCCTCCACTACGAGTCATTACTTCTCCCATCATATAATATGTTGGAAAGCACTTGACCGCTTCGCCGTTTATCATGTCATACATGCCCATAGATGTTTACCTCACTGTTCGCATACAATCAAAATTTTCACATTTACTTCCTACGAAAGAGAATTTTCATACTTATCTTTCAATCTCTTTAATTCGGCAAGTTCCTTCTGTTTTAACTCTTCTTCTTTTCTGATGCGTTTTCTTTCTAAAAATGGTGCTTCGAATTTTTTATTCATAAGATCAATATTTTTATCAAGGATTTTACCATCTCCATAACTTTTCAGTTCTGCGTAATAATCTTGAGCAATTTTGGATGCAAGATTCCAATCCTTACGATTCAAATTTATTTTAATATTTATCCATCTTCCATATGTGTTGATATGATTGCACCTTAACTCTTCCGAGACGTAACGTTTGCAGTATTCATCGTCGTCGCCGTCTCCTCGTCCAAAATTCGCCATGGTTCCGTCTTCACGAAAAATAATTTTGAATTCATATTTTAAAGAAATGACTGATAAATCTTTTTCGCCCAAAAGATTTTTCATTGGAAGAACAATATAGCCCGCTCCCATATATCCTTCACAATACTTATACGCATCTTCTTCATCTTCAAAATATCCAACAGGATACCAATCACTGTAATTGGAATAAAATACTCCGTAAATCATTTGTAATCCACCCATCCTATTCCTTGTTTAGCCAATTCATGAAATTTTTATAAGTTCCAAATCTTTCTTTCCATCCGGCTACGATTTCTGTCGGATTTAGATTGTATTTTCTGCAAACATATGCAATGTATTCGTCATCGTACAATCTTCTCCGTCTCTTATGGAATTTTTTCACTTCTGCAAACACTTCATCTTTGGAAACTCCATATTTTTTTAACAAATATTTGCTCAAGTCTCGATCAGAATACTCAATGAATTGACAAATTGGACACACGCATTCTGGTACGTCATAATATCCGTTATCGCTACAAAACTTAGTGAACAAATCCTCGCCGTTCATCACAGCAATTTCTTCCTGCGTATAATCCCGACGCTGTCGAATATTGGAATCCCAGACACCTTTATTCCATTCGTTTTCCAAAATCATCTTGAGCAATTCCTCTTTTGGCGGAATTTCCAATGATTCTTCTTCGCAAAATATATGACCATTTACGCATTCCATCATGCCAGCTTCGCTTAAACCAATGTCGAATCCTGACTCAGCGCGCCCGCAAATTTCACACACAAAACTCGAACTGCTGCTGTTTGTAACAAAATCCTTTCTAAACTTCATAAGCCCTCCTTAATGATGCGAAAATCGTGCAATCGTACAATCCAGATTTGGAAGAATTTCATGTTCCATAACGCCGTCTTCTCCCGTTTCGCCGCCGTCTCCGTATTCAACTTGTACAATCACATGATCGTCTCCGATTTTCTTCATGATTTCCTCGACTATCTTTCCGCATTCTTCTTTGATTAACTTTTCTCCTTCTGGAGAATCAAAAAAATCCCAAGATTCCAGATGCGACATTCCTTTTTCTCGTTCGTATTTTTCTCTCAGCTCCCACCGAATCGTCCATCGTTCTTCGTCCTCAATAATTTCCTTGATATCTTCCTGCGTGAGTCTTTTTTCGTCTGAAATTCTATTTAATAGATCGGACAGATAGCCGTATTCGCCTGCCGACCATCCAGACTCAATATCTTTAGGAAACTGTTCTTTCAAAGTATCGTAAATACTATCCTCGTCCGCGAACGAAAGAATAAATGACGAACTACTTGAATTGGTTACATAATCTCTTCTAATTTTCATTTAATCCTCTCCTAAAATTACGATCATATCTTCATTATTCTCCGCTAGATTCCTGAGCGCATTTTTATAAGTGGAATCCGAATAATCAATCTCTTTGTCCAGAATGTAAAAGCCATTTTCTAGATACTTAATTGCTTCGTTGTATATTTTCGCTAAATATCCGTCTTTCAAAATTTCTTCTAATGTCTTTCCACGCCATCCGTGCTCACCCAAAAAGAGTTCGTCATACATTTCTTTCGACTTTACAATAATTCCTCTGTCCGTTTCATTGTATTGTCCTGTAGCAAGTAAAATTTCTTCAATCGACTTTCCAAAGCCTTTTAAAAATGGATATTTTTTTAAAGTATCTTCGTCAAATTTTGGATCTTTGAATGCAATAACAAAACTACTGCTGCTTGAATTTGTAACAAAATCATTTCGAATTTTCAAAGTATCACCTCTTTTATCCCATGTGATTGCAAAAATATTCAGAAATTCTTCCCAGTCTTTCAACGACATATTCTGGAATATAGCCACTCTCAGAATAAACACAAACTCTTCCCAATAAATATAAACAGGCTTTATTTTCTGGAATAAGAATAGGTTCATTCTTTTTATATCCATCACCTTCGTGGTACGGAACGAGCTGTTCACTATTGCAAATATTTCCTCCTCCAAAAGCTTCTCTTATGTTGTCATAATACCAGTCAAGGGTATCTGATTTACTATTCACAAGATGAACTTCTTTTTCTTTTAGATGTAGCATATTTACTTCTTTTTCTTCGAAAAAATCAGCAATTGTAAATGGTGCGTGTACATAGTTTTTTTTTGCATTCTCGTTGTTCATTTTACCAAGCCAATATTTTTCATAATCCTGATACGTTTCGCAATTCAACCAATCGTATTCCTTTTCAAAGTTGTCCCACAGAGATATTCCAAACGTTCGCTCAATCATTCTTTGAATTTCGTCGTAATCTTTCCATCTTCTATCTTTCGAAAAGAAAAAGTGGCAATAGTATCTATCGGGATTGCACTTATGTTCTACCTTGTACTCCATTCCAAGTTTCGGATTGTCCGTAATATACTGGATAACAGCGTCGCGTTTAGAAATAAATTCTTTGTAGAATCCTTTGATTTTCTGAAATACCGATTCGATCGTGATCTCTTCGTCATCCTTTTTGCCGATTACAAAACTGCTGCTAGATGAATTAGTGACAAAATCTCGCCGAACTTTCATATAGATTTTTCTCCTCTCTGTTGCATAAAACAATCTGTCTTCTGATTGGACATCCGCCGCGACATTCACACTGTCTATCACAGTTGCCGCAAGAATTCTTGAAATGATTCCGAAAATCTTCGAATTGTTCAGAATCCCATGCTTCCTGAATTGTATGAGTCTTCAGGTCAACTGCCCATCTCATATCTTGATTATCAAAGCTGCATGGAAGCATCTTCATATCGGCTGTGATGTATGCAGACCATCTTCCGCCCTCGCAGGTATCGAAGCTGTCCTGATTGATATTATGTGTGAAGTTGATGAGCGCCGGAACAGTACATGAATCGAATCCGATCTTAAAATCGAAATTGCCGGTATCGATGATACTGAAGAACTCTTTAACTCTCTCATCGTCCATTTTTAAAACATTCTCTTCAATGCCAAGACCAACCGGCTTGTACAGCAGGAATACGACTGCGTTAATTCCTTTTTTGAAACCGTTATTTTTCAGTCTATCGATCGCAATATCAATGCTTTTATTACTTAAAACATAGTGAATATTGGTTTTGACTCCAGCATCTAAAAGCAGATCCAGTGCTTTATCCGTATAGTCGGCAAAATGTTCGGAAACAGCAACTGCACCGCAATATTTTTTGCAGATATCCGCCTTTTCTTTTGTCATTAAAATGCCGCTTGTGGTAAAGTTTGGAACAATATTATATTCTCGACAGAGCTTCAGAATTTCCTCAAAGTTTTCATGAGTATCGACATCCCCAGCGCCACCTAACGCACATTGAAATAATTTTCCTTTGCTTTGTCTCAGAATGGATTCAAAGTTTTCTAAAGACATATTGTTTCCGGTTCGTTCAATGGCTTTCTGATAACAGTCAACGTTGCATTTATGGGCGCATACACAAGTCTGCATAATTCCAATATCGAGCAATTCCGGATATGAAGTCATAAACGGATCTTTTCCTGTATCCTTACCGTTTTCGTCAATAATTCCGCTTCTCATGTAGAAACCAGTATCGGGGTTAAACATCGATACAAATCTGTTCTTTTTATCAATTTTCTTAATCATTTTCTAATCCTCATTCCATCTGATTATCGCACGCTCGTCGCCTGGCGAAACTGATAGTATACAAACTTGATATCCGAGATCTACCAATTCGTCCTGAACGCTTTTGATTAAAGCTCTGTTATACATAATTTGATCTTCTCCTGTAAGCGCAGCTGTTCTGATATTCTCTGTAATTTCATACAATGTGGTTTTATATAATTCAGTCATCCCTTTTTGCGTAAGTTTTCTCGCATCATCCGCTGAAAGAGGATTTTCTGTCGAATCGTCACACCAATATTTTCTGTCACACATTTTACAGTGACGCCACTTTTCCCCTGTGGGATATTTGCAAGATCCTATATACAAACTCATATATTTATTCTCCATTTTCGTATTCAACTAAATAACTATTTCATAGTCAATTTTGCGATTTTTCGATGCTAAATTTGCTTGAAATAGCAGCTAAAACGTCATTGCGAATTTTCATATCTTTTTCTTTTTCCGACATTTGAGACAATTCAGCTATCATATATCTAATTTCAGGCGCAAAGTCATAAAAGACTTTTTCATACTTCTCTCGCACCAGTTCTTCGTTGTATTTTTTAGGAAGCTTTCTGCGACTCGTAAATAAAATCCAATCGCTGTAACACGGTTTTTCCTCGTTAAATTTATTTGAATTGTCCAATTTTCATAATCTTCCTTCCTTGTTTTTCTCGAATTACGCGGGTATGGATTTTCACCATACATGAACCGTGCACTGTTCACATTGGAGGGAGTCAAACCCATAGGTGTCTCTACCGAGCGTTTTTAATCGTTCACCTGTCTACTGCCCGTTTGCGCGTCTACATATTCCGCCACCGCGTATAATATTAAATTGCTCTGGTTGCCGAATCGGCAGTTGTTCTTACTGTCTCATTGCCACATATTATGGTGCCGCTGAGATTACTTGGCCCAAATTCTCTGCTATTCCAAGTGGTAATCTTTGGAGCGTTCTGCCCGTCCGTATAACCAGCTCGATAAATTTCGTCAATAATTTCTCTTAAACGATCTTTATCAACCATCAATTTATTATTCTCTACTTCCACAAAATCGAAATATACTAAAGGTTTCATTCTTAACATCCTCCTATGTGTAATTTTGTAAATACTACGTCTCCGTCTGCGAAACTTTCCATCTGCCAGCCTTTACATGTTACTGTAATTGGCTTATATCCATATCGTTTTTCCCACTTTTTATTTATTCTTCTCTTTTTGTGTTTTCTTACCTGAACAATTTTTATGAATTGAACATCGTAAGCGTCCGGTAAACCAGATCTGTCAACTCCTAATATTTTTTTCAAAGCGTTGTTAGCCGGATTATCAGCATCAAACGATATTTCACATGTTGCCGTCCAATGATTCTTTAAAAACCATTCTCCATGTGGATCATTTTTGTACTCATCTTCAGAGTTAGAGTTGACAAGTACGTTTGTAACATTCTCTAAACGACCAATTATTTCGCTCGTTTCCGTATTAAATATGTCTAGTGCGACTTGTTCTTTTGTTGGCAAAAAAGACCGCCTCCTCTTTTGAATCTTTAGTTTTTTAACAATTTATGCTTATTCAGCACGCTATTCAATTCATCGACTATCTCGCCTATACATGTGTCAGTTTTGGCTCGAAGGTAATCTTTAGAGGCATCCACATTTACCTCAATATCAATCACATCGTTACAATACGGACTTCCCGTTAAAATTTCTCCACAAAAAATCTCATCAAACGGCACTTCATACCATTCTCCAGTTTCATGATCCGTACAAGAAAACATTAATTCTGTGTTTTCGTCATATCCAATCTCATTTAGTTTATTGATAAAATCTATTACCGTCATCTGTGCTCCTATTTATTTAAAGAATGATTATTGTCAAATCAAATTGTTCTCAATTAACTCTCCCAGATACAAATATCTTTCCAAACAATCAGAATCAATATCATTATCGTCTCCAAGAACCCAGCGGTCGCAATCTTCAATCGCCTCCATTTCATCAATCCATTTATCCCAGTTATCTGCGATCGTCCTGCAAAACTCTTCGTCGCTTCCTCGCAAAAAACATCTGCCAACCCATTCAGCCTTCATTTTTCTACCGGGATAAACAAGGGTAAAATAGAGGTTATTTTTTATCAAAGCATCCCTAACTTCCTTATGGGTGCTTACGAAAATGTAATCAACTTTTCCAATATTTTCTTTGATATGTCGGATGTAATTATCTGGAAACTCTGGATTTCGAACTTTAATTTTATTGCCATCTAAAATCTTTGCGAATGTCAGCAGCATAGAGCCGTCTCCTTTGCCCAACAGACAAGGTTCCGGATTCCATGCTATTATGTGATCTTTTAAATCATCGCTATTTATATCTCTCTCAATCCAACTGAACCGACTGCTGTCGCTATCAAGAATTGTGCATCCCTTATTATTCAATTTTTCGAAAGCATATGTTTTTCCGCAGGCGGGAAAAGCACTAATAATCTTTGTTTTCTTCAATACTTTACTCTCCTCTCCGTCATAAAAATCAGAAAATTGAAACCAACGTTTCAACATTAGTTACTGCTGTAATATGAACTTTTCGTTGCATTCTGCGCAAATAACATTTACATAGTGTGTAGCACGAATAATAGTTTTACAGCAAGGACACACATATCTCTTTGAATTATTTCCCGGTTTCTTCTTGTCTGCCGTGTATCTATTGCTCCAAGTTTTCGAGAATCCGTATGACTTGCATAACTTTGAGAATTTGCTGTTACTAGATGTAATCCATCCTGTTAATCTATCGTATTTACAAGTAAGCCCGCAAAAATCTGCAATAGACTTAAATTTTTTATTATGATAACTATCTCCACGAGAGCATACTTTAAAATCGTTTATAAATGCGTAATAATGAATCATATTATGTAGCAAACAAACAGCAATCTTTTCTATATCCTCATTCAGAATTTTTACAGGAATTACAATTTCGTGTGAGTATACTTTTCCTTGGTTGATTACAGCATCAGAAATAAATGCTCCATCCTTATTACAATTCGATTCAAATCTAAACAAAGGTGTTTCTAATTCCGCATCAAAAAATTCTTTGTTAAAAACATCAAACATTTTTTCCAACTGTTTGTTGACCGAGCTATTAACCGACATAATTTCTACTGCTACTAGGAGAGATTCGAAAATTAAAAATTCTATGGAATTTGTAAACTGTGTTTTATTCATTAAAGAGAGCGATCCAGATGTATCTACGCATAGGGAATTTCAGGATTGTGAATGGCATTATTACGCACTCGGTAACATCGGAGATTCAAAAAAGACAGACGTAACAAGAGCTTATGATCCAGATGACATGAAAGAATTTTGTGTCGAAATAAGCGACAATACTCTTGCAAACTCCACATTTCAGACCGGTGTTAATAATTCAGATGGATCAATGAAATATCCAATCAGCAAATCAGAATGGGCAACCGGAAATGTTGCTTATGATGCACTTTATAATGATTGGGACGGATCATTTGAATTTAGATATGATTGTTGCGGCGATTCTAAAGATGGTGATCCTACATCCACTGATGAAATTAAAGAACAGATTAGAGCAAATAATCGTCAGATCTGGAGAAGTTTCTATGAGTTTGTAATTACATCGAGCAACGAAGAGTTTGTGAATAATTTGAAAAATTGGTTCATTGTAGATTCTGCTACATATTTTTACTTATTCACTCTTAGATATACGATGATTGATAACAGAGCTAAGAATACATTCTGGCATTGGGCAAAACATTATATCAGCACGTCCGAAGCCGCTGAGATGGGTGATAAAGCAAAATATTATACAATTGATGATGAAGCTTCTGGGATCAATAATGGATACCGATTTGATTTCTGGGCTTATGATATGGATACGGAACTTGGAATCAATAATTCGGGCGAGCTTACTATGACTTATGGCAAAGAAGATACTGACTATCGTACTGATGGAGATCCGTCTTCTGGTTATATTTTCAATGCCGCTGATTCTGTGTTCTTCTGTAGAATTCGTGAACTTATGCAGAGTCAACTCCGTACCATGTATCAGACTTGTGAATCTAAAAACTGTTGGAGTGCAACATCTCTCATCAGTCAGTTTGATGAAAAACAGAATGAATGGTGCGAAGAACTATGGAGATTAGATTACGTAAGAAAATACGAACGTCCTTACAGAAATGGCAACACACGTTTCTTAGAGCAAATGATGAATGGTAAGAAGAAATATCAGCGTAGACAGTTTGAGCGCGATCAGGAAGTTTATATGGCAACAAAGTTTTTGGGAACTACAGCCACCTCTGACCAGATTATGTTCAGATGCAACACTCCTGTTGGAACTGCTGTGAAACCTGATTATACTCTTCATCTTATTCCATATTCGGATATGTATCTATCTGTTATGTTTGGAAATTCTTCGGCTAAACAGATTCGTGCCAAAGCAGGGCAATCATATGATATTGCGTGCCCATATGATAGCATGGACGATACGGCTGTTCTTGTATATGCAGCATCTCGTATTCAATCTATGGGAGATGTATCCACATGTTACATTCATGACAATGACTTTTCTAAAGCTGAAAGACTAAAAGAGCTTATCATTGGCAATACAACTGAAGGATATTCCAATGCTTTCTTAACAAATCTTGTTATTGGAAATAATAGGTTGCTTGAAAGATTAGACATCAGAAATGCGCCCAATCTTACAACCAGCTTAGATTTTTCCAGGTGTCTAAATTTGAAAGAATTATATGCGACAGGATCTGGATTAACCGGGGTTTTATTTGCAAATGGCGGCAAAATCCAGACTGCACTATTGCCGGATACGTTAGTCTCCATCAATATGCGTAGCTTAAAATATCTTAACAATTTATCCATTGCCGGATACGACAAGATCACGACGATGATTGTTGAAAATTGCAACACAATCGATTGTCTCGACATGCTGAACAAGGCTTCAAAAGTGAGCCGTGTTCGCATTATGGGGGTTACGTGGGATTTAAGTGATACTTCTATTCTGTCTCGGCTGTATAAGATGGGTGGTATCGACAAAAATGGATACAATACTGATCGATCTGTTCTTACGGGCAAAGTTCATGTTCCCGTTATGAGACAAAAAGAACTGGAACGCTATAACGAGGCATGGCCAGACCTTGTGATTACTTATAACACGCTTGTTGAACAGTTTGCTGTAACATTTAAAAATGATAACGGAGACATTCTTGATGTTCAGTATGTAGATAAAGGCTCAAAGCCAGTGGACCCTATTACACGGGAAGAAAATCCTATTAGCACTCCTACAAAGGAAAGCAGTGTAGAGTTTGATTTTACATTTAACGGATGGGATTCCAATTTGGTTGCAGTTTTTCAAGATCTTGTTTATACAGCAACGTACACGTCTTCTATTCGCAGATACACCATTCGGTATATGAACAATACACAAGTGCTAAAAGAGGCGACAAGTGAATATGGAACTGTTGTGTTGTATGATGGGGATATTCCTACTTACACATCGGAAGAGGCAGCTTTTAAATACTATTTGTTTAAAGGTTGGGATAAATCTGGTCTTGTAGACGGAGATAAGGATATTAAAGCGGTGTATGACTCATTCGAGTATTCTACAGGGTATTTTGACGGCAAAGAACTGGATCAACTTCGTCCTGTTGAGCTGTATGCCATGTTGAAAGTCGGTGTAGAATCAAATTATTTATCCGCAAAAGATTCTTTAACTATACAGCTCGGAAACGATTATTCTTACGCAGACGTAACAGAGAATACTCTGATCGATTCCAAAACAGAATTTACGGGTAAAAATTACGTTGATACCGGTGTAAAACTCTTCGACGAAGATCGTGATTTTGTGTTGGCGATTGATTACAAGTTTTCGAACAATTCTAAGAATACGAATGTGTTGGCACAATGTTTCCAGGCGGACGGAATGAACGGATTCCGGCTATGGTATAACGATGGAATTAAGGCGGCGTGGGGAACTGCTGCTACTTCTGCCGGTACCGTAGAAAATAGAGAAATTCTTGTCGTAAGACATAAAAAGGGAGACAACTCTCTCTATATTTACAACTCTAACCTGATTGGAGACGGCGATGCTCCTACAGTTGTTGAATTAAGTAAAACGAGGTCTACTCTTGCAGATTCCACTCTAGTTTTTGGTTGCGCCAAAGCAGATGATGGTGCTTATGAAAACTACGGTCTTGGAACAATTTACTGGTCAAAACTGTGGTATTTTGATCTCGGTGAGGATGCTTGTAAAAATATTGCAATGTGGCCGCATGAAGATTTGAAGTTGGAGATTTCTGGATTTAAGAAATATTATCTTAGTAATAATAGCGGAAAAAGATCGTCTCTGACACTTCTAGCTTCTCAGCTGTTATCCGTTTCGAAGTCTATTGGTCGCAGCACGTCGAACACCGGAGGGTGGAATGCGTCGATTCTTAAATCATTCTTAGACTCCAGATTGTTAAGGGCTGTTCCTGTTCAATGGAGACAACTTATTAAGCAAGTCAAAGTAAACTCTTCTGTTGGCAATATGTCTACGGAGATAGGCAGCGCTGACAGTTATATTTATATTCCCTGTGCTATAGAGTTGAATCCTACTATGACAGAAGAACCGTACTGCTACGAAGGATCTGGAATTGAATATTTTACCACAAACGCATCCAGAATATGTGCGACTGAGGACGGCGTTGCACATGAATATCTTACAAGATCTCCAAACGCAAGCTACACGGATTATTACTACCATGTTCAAGAAACTGGTTCTCTGTATGGCTATTATTACGCATATAACCAGGCATATCTAAGAATCATGTTTTCAATCTAAAATATCGGAGAGTCGCAATTTGGTTTGCGGCTCTCTTCTTATACGAGGAGGACTCATTGTTTTACAAAGTAATGCAAAACGGAAAGGTCGTAGATATTTTAGATAGGCTTGTCTTTTTAAAATTCCAACCGAAACATAATATTATGGTTCATTGCGATGAAGACAATGCGCAGGCAATCTTATCTTCAAACCAAAATACTATTTGGCACGTAGATACTTTACGAAAAACTTCTCGCGAATTCGAAACTGTATCTTTGGTTGAAATCACAAAAACTGAATACGAGCAGTTAAAAGCGTTGAACGGAAAAACTCCGCAGGAAATTATTGATGCTTACACTTTATCACTGCTAGAAAGCGGGTTGCTATGACAGAATTTATCGAAAGCTTAAAGCGTTTGTATAAAGATCGGATGATAGCAGACGCAGTTTTAAAAAGACTTTTAGAATCAAAAAAAATATCTAATGACGAATTAAATTATATCAAAGGAAAGGAGGAATAAACGGAATGTATACAATTTTAGTTACAACTAATAATGAAGCCATTGTTAGCACACCGGATCAGCGAATTATGCAGCGCAGCAAATTAGTGGATACACTTCATATTCTTGTAGCTCCTACATACAACGGAATCAGCATGTCTGATTGCACTGTTTTGATGGAATACAAATTGCCAGTAAGTCAAGAAGCTCGTTCCGAAATTCTCTCTCTTTCCGACGAACTGTATAAAGAAAATCTGGAATATACACTGCCTCTTGATACCTATCTCACAAAGGAAGCTGGTAATGTTGAGATCCAACTTACTTTTCTAAAAAATGAGATGAATGCAGACGGCAGTATTACTCAGTATTCAAGAAAAATCAGCCCTTGTTTTTTGAATATTATTCCAGTTGCCGCATGGAGCAATATGGTTCCAGATGCGGAACTTGCAGCAATTGATCAGCGAATTTTAAAGCTTGATGCAATTGCGAATCAGTTGGCTGATACACAAGACGCTGTTATTGATACAAAAGCTGACGACATCTCCTACGAGGGCAACACTATTCAGCTGCTTGCAAATGGCAAAAAGATTGGCACGAGTCATATTCTTGATCAGCAGAAAGAATTTGAAGTAGTTGAATTCGGTGGCAATTCCGACGCCGATTCGGATGACGACGATTATACGTTGGTTGAATTTTAATTGGAGGGTGGTCGTATGGCAAAGAAAAAATACAAGCTTGGTTGGGGTGATGAAAGTAAAATCTCTTCTGCCATTAGCAGCGGATTGCTAGATGGCGGCGATCTCGTTGTTACGAAAGATACTAAGCGAATCGCATTTATCGATCCCAGCACTGAATCAATACACTTTTTAAAAAGCAAACTACTCTCTTTTGATTCTGTTCAGGACGCAAAGGATTATGCCGCGTCCGACAAGTCAGCATATGTAGGTGAATTGATCACCGTGTTAGTCGGCGGAAAACAGAAAACATATAGACTACAGGCTGCAGAGTCCGGCTATACGATTGAAGACATAGAGTCCGGAACTTCCGGTTCAAAACAGTATGTACAGGTTTCTGACGCATTCCCCACTTCCGGACAGGAAGAAGGCGTAATCTACATTGTCGGTTCTGTTGGCAAAATTTGGACTGGATCGGAATGGAAAGTAATCTTTGAGGATATTTCTTCTATTGAAGAAAAATTAGACAAGAAGGCAAACGTTGAGAATCCAGACTTCACAGGCATTCTTTCTGTAAACGGCGAAGAAGTCGCCCTGAAATCCTACGTCGAGAAACTGGTAGCCGGTGTTTCATCCTTCACGACTGGGAAAGTCAATTTAACAGATGGGTTGCCATTGACCGGATATAAAGCTGGGCAAATCTGGTATATTACAGAAGATGGAACATATGCAGGACAGAAATGCGAATCCGGCGATTTGATTATTTGTGTAAATGATTGCAAAGATGCGTATTCTGATGACGATTTCATTGTAGTTCAGGGCAATATTGATGGTGCGGTTACTGGCGCCAAGTCTTCTGCCGATGGCGAACTGGTTATCTTTTCAGGCGTATCTGGAAAATCAATTAAAAATTCCGGAATCAACGTTGACGCACTGGAAGACGCAATCAATAAAGCGCATGAACATGCAAATAAAGATATTCTCGACTCCTTTACAAAAACGCAGGATGAGATCCTTCAGGAGTCTGAAGATACTATTAGTGCCGTATACGAAGAAGTTTGCAATAGACTGATTCATACTGAGCCATATGCGGAAGGAAACTATCTATACGCAAATGGCCATGGTCTAACTGTTGAATCTGTAGATGAAAATACAAATAAGGCGATTTATTATCTCAGTGGTCAGAAAAAAGAGATCACGTTTAAAACTGGCGGCGTAATTATTGGCGGCGCCAAGAATGACAATTGCCACTCCTCTTCTATTGTCATGAATAGTGGAAACGTGGCGATTATTCATGGTGGATCTTATGGTGACGGCGACGTTGCAGACGTCAACATCGTTGTGAACGGTGGAACTTTAGAGGCGATTTACGGCGGCGGTATGCCACAAGTAAAAGAGTCTGGTTATGCGAACCATGTTGGGCACGCCAGAATTATCGTAAATAATGTGTCTGGAACCTCTCAGATTTTTGGCGGCGGATATTCGTATGCCACTGTCGGAACGTCTGAAATCATTGTGAACAACGGCAATTTTACATATATTACCGCTGGCGGTTCTAACGGGTATACTTCTGATTCTTCTGTTGAAGTGAATGGCGGAACTGTACAGTGCGTACAAGGCGTTAATCGTGGAATTGTTGGACGGGCAAAAATCACGATCAATGCAGGAACAATAACTGCCGTATACGCAGGCGTTGAACCTGGAGGTGAAGCTACCGGATCGTTCGGACACACAGAGTTACATCTTAATGGTGGAACTATTCAAAAACTGAGCAAAGGATTAAATAATTCAGAAGACTACGATGCTTCTACTCATGTTTCTGGCGAATACAGGGCGAACGTCGTAGATGCGGGATCTGCTCAAGCCCTTGGATTGAACCTTGCAACTCAGATTGTGCGAAGCGACGTAGAAACCGCTAAAACCGAAGCCGTTGACGAAGCGAAAAAGTATGTTGACTCTGCTATCACTTTAATTGAATTTTAAGCGAGGTGCACATGGCAGATAGAGTTATTTCTGTGATTGGCACTGTGGCAAATAAGTTGCCGGATTTGCCAATCAAAGACGGACAAATTATTTTTGTAAAAGACAAGAAAAAGGTTGCGCTTGACCTAAATGGGAAGAGAACCTTTTATAACGAAATCGTTACATTTGAAGAAGATCAAGAACGTTTGGATTTACTAGCGCCCATCAATGGGTGCTTTTATTTTGTCATAAAAACTGCCGTTCTTTGGTTTTATCAAGACAAATGGATACAGGTAACTACTGCGCCGGAAGAAGTTGTTTTCTTTGGTACGGAAGTTCCTGAATTGGGTAAGGCAAACACCTTATATGTAAACAAAAGAAAACGAAATATTTCTGTTTGGGACGAAAATACCAGCTCTTACATAATCGTTGGAGAGGCGGCTGATCTCGTCACAAATGAGGATATTGATAAATTATTTTAAAGGGGGATTTAAACTACATGGCTGAAACAATTAAGAAATATGTAGACCAAGCTGCTCTGGAGCACTTAATTGAGAAGTTAGGCGTTAGAGAAGATCAAAAGGACGCCACAGTATTAGCTTCTGCGAAAACCTATGCTAATGGTCTGGCTGACAATTACGATCCTGCTGGCAAAGCGGCTGAACTCGTAAAGGCTCTGGAAGATGGCCAGGTCAAACTGAATAAGGAAGCTATTGCGAAGCTGGATGGCGGCGCAGACGTCGAAGGCTCTGTAAAGAAACAGATTGAAGATGCTAAAACCGCTCTGCGTAAAGAGATTACAGCTAGTGGATATGACGATAGTGCTCTGAAGAGCCGTATTTCTGCTAACGAAACTGCTATTGCTACTCTGAACGGAACTGGTGCAGGATCTGTTTCTAAGACTGTGGCTGACGCTATTGCTGGCATCGTTGCGGAAGCACCGGAATCTTTTGATACATTAAAAGAGATCGCTGATTGGATTTCTGGTCACAGCAGTGACGCTGCGACTATGAACAGCAGCATCAAGGCTAATAAGGCATCTATCGACGCTCTTGCTGCATTAGTTGGAACACTGCCTGAAGGAGAAGATTCCAAGACCATCATCGAATATATCGATAAGAAGGTTAATAACGTAGACTTCTCTGCCGCAATCGCAACTGCAAAACAGGAAGCGATCACAGCTGCCGCTACCGATGCAACAACCAAAGCTGGACAGGCTCTCACCGATGCTAAGGCTTATGCCGACGGATTAGCAAAGAATTATGCAACCGCAGCACAGGGTAAGAAAGCAGATGACGCTCTGCAGAAGGCTGATATTGAGACTGGCGCTACAAATGGTTCTATTTCCGTAAAAGGAACAGACGTTCCCATCAAGGGTCTTGGAAGTGCTGCGTTTACTCCTGCAACCGACTATGAAAAGGCTGGAGCTGTAGCCGCTCTGGAAGCAGGACAGGTCGCAACTAACAAAACTAATATTGCAACCAATGCCTCTGATATCACTGCTGCAAAAGCAAGAATTCAGGCTCTCGAAGATGTCAAGTATACCGCCATCACAAACGAAGAAATTGATGGTTACTTCGCCGCTAAGAAAGAGTGATACAATGTGATCTATCCGGTGGGGCCTTAGTGCCCCGCTGATATTAGGAGGGGACACCGTGGAAAGAAAATATCTGGACTTAGATGGTCTGAAACGGGTCATTGAGAATAGCAAAGACCTGTTTTCCGAAAATGGACATATCCATAATACCTCCGATATTGCAAACTTAGATAATATCTTAAATTCTCTAGCAGAAAAACAGTCATATGCTGGAATTGTTAATTTCCCCTCTGTTGGGAAGCCCGGCAATGTGTATATAGATACTCTGGCAAACAAGACTTATCGATGGGATGATGAAAATTTAAAATATTATTGCATTGGTAGTGATTATAACGATATCAACTTGATTGTATGCGGAGACTCTACGAGCGTGTAGAGTTTCTTTTTATTTGGAGGACACATGGCAAACAATACATTGAATACTCGTATTATTCTATGTAATGATACATCATTAAATTGGAGCACATCGGAGAAAGTTCTCTTAAAGGGAGAACTTGGCATCGAATTAACCGATGGCGTACCAAAGGTGAAGATTGGTGACGGCGTAAATAAGTATGTGGATCTTGCTTATGTTACCATGACACCGGCTGAAATTACTGCGGCTATTAGTGCGGCAGTCGAGGGTGCAAAACACACTCACGACAATAAGGACATTTTGGATGCTACCACCGCATCTTTTACTACCGCCTTATTAAATAAGTTAAATGGAATTGCCCCTGGCGCTGAAGTGAACCAGAATGCTTTTAGCAAGGTTTTAGTTGGCAGTACAACCGTAGAAGCTGACACCAAAACCGACACATTAACACTGGCCGCTGGTTCTAACGTGTCTATCACACCAGACGCAACAAACGACAAGATCACAATCGGCGTCGCCGATGGAACCACTGCCGCAAAGGGCGTTGTACAGCTTACAGATAGCACATCTTCTACCTCTACTACAACCGCTGCCACACCCAACAGCGTTAAGAGCGCATATGATTTGGCAAACGCAGCAAAAACAGCCGCTGCAAACGCTAAGAGTGCTGCGGATAGCAAGGTTGCAAGTGTATCTCTGGCAACCGGCACAAACAACGGTACTTTAAAATTAACTGTCAATGGTACGGCAACAGACAACATTGCAGTGAAAGGATTGGGTTCTGCTGCGTATACAAATTCCAATGCGTATGCGACTGCTGCACAGGGCACAAAAGCAGATAATGCAATGCCTAAAGCCGGCGGAACATTTACCGGAGCGGTAACTCTGAGTGCTGATCCTACTGCGAATTTAGGCGCTGCAACAAAACAGTATGTAGACACTCAGATCACAAATAAAATTTCAGCGTCTGACGCAATGGTATTTAAAGGCACTTTGGGCACAAACGGAACTGTGACTGCTGTTCCGACAACAAATGTCGTAAAGGGTGATACATATAAAATTATCACTGCTGGCACTTTCGCGGGTTCTGCATGTAAAGTTGGCGACCTGATTATTGCACTTGCAAGTGGAAACGTTGAAGCGAACACCGATAACTGGGCATACGTTCCTTCTGGTAACGAAAATGAAACCACGATTAAATACAGCACTACTACTCAGAATTTGACAACATCTGCTCAGACTGGCAGTATCACTCTGGGTGAGGCTGCTACGAAACAGGTTGACACCACAGTAGCTTCTGGATCTACAAAGCTGCCTACAACTGGTGCGGTTGCGTCTTATGTTGATGGTAAAATTTCTGGCGTCAACACCACGATTACCAACCACAAGAATGACGCCACTTCCCATATTACAGCTGCGGAAAGAACGAAGTGGAATGCTGCTCAGGCAAACCAGAATGCATTTAGCAGTGTTAAAGTTGGAGATAAGACCGTAGCGGCAGATTCTACTACTGATACTTTAACGCTCGAAGCTGGAGCGAATGTAACAATTACTCCAGATGTAGACAATGATAAAATCACTATTGCGGCAAAGGATACTACCTATACTGGTGGAACCGGAATTAGTGTTTCTGGAACAACTATTAACCATTCGAACTCTATTGAAGCTGGAACGGCTGCCGGAGATGCAAATAAAACCTTAGCATTTGGCGGAACATTCACAATCCCGAGCGTTACTTATGATGCTCAGGGTCATATCACCGGCAAGGGCAGCACAACTATGACCATGCCTGCAACTCCTACCACTGTTTCTGGAAATGCAGGAAGCGCAACCAAGTTGCAGACAGCTCGCAAGGTTGACGGCGTTGCATTCGATGGTGCCGCAGATATCAGTCATTTTGGAACATGTTCTACTGCTGCTGGAACCGCAGCAAAAACAGTTTCTCTGACTGGATTTAACCTTGTTGCTGGTGCAAGAGTAATGGTTAAGTTTACTGTTACTAACACTGCTGCCAACCCGACATTAAATGTAAATGGTGCTGGCGCGAAGAGTATTTTCTATCGCGGATCTGCAATTGCCGCAGGATATCTTGCAGCCGGACGCGTTTATGAGTTCGTTTATGACGGAACGAATTTCGAGTTCGTTGGCGATATCAATGTAGATACCAACACTGACACTAAGGTTACAAATACTCTTAACCCAACCGCAAAAGCTTATGTAACTGGTACTACTTCTGCAACAACAAATACTGGATCTCAGGTATTTGACACAGGCGTATATCTGGATACAGAGGCAGGCGCTTTGGTTGCTACAAAGTTCAAAGGATCGCTTGATGGCAAAGCAACATCCGCTGGCACTGCTGATAAAGCTACGAATGCTACAACAGCGGCAAAACTGGGAACAAATGCCGGTTCTGCAACTCGGCCTGTTTATTTTGCTAATGGCGTACCTGTTGCGGCAAACGTGTCTACGGATTATGTTGTTCAGGGTGTTAATACTCTGATTTTAAACGGCGGAGGAGCTTGATACAGCTTCTCCTTTTGTTTGGAGGGGGACTGTAAATGGCTAACAAAATTTTAGACGTTATTCATGTGCAAAAACATGATACAGAGTCTAATTGGACTAAGATAAATCCAGTTTTGATGTCTGGCGAATTAGGATTCACCACAGACGGAGCAAATGCTGGAAAACACAAAGTAGGAGATGGTGTATCTAAATGGACTGCCCTCTCCTACGCGAAAGCGGAGCTGGATGCTACCGCTATGACTGACACCGAAATCAAAGATGTTTTCAGTGCAGTCTTTAAATAAATGGAGAGGTGACTCTCCTATGCCGCCATAGCGTAATCGGCAACGCAACTGATTTGTAATCAGTGGACTACGGGTTCGAGTCCTGTTGGCGGCTCGTATACGCAGCGTTCCCATAATTGGCATTGGAGCGGGTTGCTATCCCGTCGGTCGTTATTACGGCTTATAAGTTCGAATCTTATACGCTGCGCCACGCCGCAAATCCGGCTGGATGAGGAAGCAGTCTTGAAAACTGTGGGCTGTAAAAGGCTTTGGGGTTCGAGTCCCTATTGCGGCGCTGAAAGAGTCGTTTCATTGGAAAAGATGAGGCTCTTAAATGCTAGCGTAAAAAAATAATATAAACGTATTTAGAAGAGTGTACATTGCGCTACTACTCTTCTTTTTTTATTGGAATTAAAAGGAGGTGGTCGTTGATTTGGCTACAGTGAAAGATGATCAGCCTGTGAAATTGACGGCTGCACAATTAAAAAGAAAAGTTGAAACACTAGACGAAAAGGTTAAATCTTTGAAGGCTGGTGCATGGTGTTATCTGTGCGACAGCCACAAAATAAAAGATAGTTTCTATTCCAGTACAGACCCAATGAGTAAAAGCGGATTAACACCTATTTGCAAGGAATGCGCCAGAAAAATTGCTTTACGCGTAGTCAATGGCAAAGAACAGGGAGCTACAAAAGATTCCGTTCGACTAGCTCTTAGATATCTGAACAAACCATTTCTTGAAAGAGTATGGGATTCAAGTATTCAGGAGGTAGAAAATCTTGCATCTGGAAAGGTGAAGTCGAATGTTTGGGCGGCCTATATACGCCAGATTTCTATGCCAAATTATATCGGAATGACCTATTTTGATTCCGATGGTTTAACATCGAACGAATCAAATAACGAAAGTTCAAGTAACGACATAACAGCGGATGAACTCGTTGAATCTCACGTTGGAATGGATACATATGATAGTTTTTTAAAAAACAAAAACGATGTTATCAGACTGCTTAATTACGACCCGTTCGAAAAGGAAGACGTAATTGATCAGCCTTTTCTGTATTCTCAGCTATTGGGCCTGCTGGATTCTGGTGAGGACGGCAACGAGGATATGATGCGCACGTCTTCAGCTATTTCAATTGTTCGTGGATTTTTACAGTTGGCAAAAATAGATGACAACATAGCAAAGCTGATGTCTGACATTAACAATATCGGAACAAATTCGGCGACAATAAAATCATTACAGGAAAGCAAGGCAAAAATCACATCTGTAATTACAAGTCTTGCGCAAGATAGCTGTATTTCCTTAAAGCATAACAAAAATGCAAAAAAAGGTGAAAACACATGGACTGGTAAGATCAAAAAAATAAAAGAACTCAACCTTAGAGAAGGCGAAGTTAATGGTTTTGACATGGAAACATGTAAAGCCATGAGACAGGTCATGGATCTTAGTAACGCTTCTATTATGAAAACGCTTAATCTGGATGAATCAGAGTGGTCTGATATGGTAGCGGAACAAAGAAAAATGATTACCGATTTACAGTATAAATTGGATAAATACATAGAAATATCCCGTATTTTGCTGAGGGAGAATCTTGATATAAAAGACTACCTAAGGGATAATAGCGTTTCTTTGAATATGAATCTAGTGAATCTCAACGATTTGTATTCGTGTTTCTCAGAGCTGGAACATGATGATCAATTCGAGGAATGCGACACGTCAGAGGAGGTGCCGCCCGATGAGATTTAAGGATATAGATGATTCTTTAGGTTTAATCAACTACGACGATCAATGTATCCAAGAAGACATCATTTATGTAAAACCAGGGGTTTATGCAATGTCCACCCGGAAAATAGAAGCATTGGTTAAAATAGCGCATTTGCAGAAATATTATCAATGCAACCCCGTTAGATTCATCAACGATTTTTTCAACATAGAACTGCTCGATGCACAGGCATGGATTGTTCAGCAAAGCTGGACATGCCCAAACGTTTTGCTTGTGTGCAGCCGTGGTTTTGGTAAATCAACTTTGATTGACATTATTATTATGTCAAAGGATATGTTGTTCAATAATTATTGGACCTATATTGCTTCTGGTTCAGGTAGTCAGGCAGAGCAAACATTTACTACTTTGGAGCGGCTTGCAAATGATAATATCGATACGATGATGGGTTCTACGGGATATATATTTAAAGCAGAAGTTGAAATAAAAAACGCAGCCGGTGATGGATTTTCACATGGGAGCAATGGATTTTCATATTCGACCTACAATGGAAGTTTTACGCAGACATTGAATTCCAATGTTGATAAAAAACGTGGAATGCGTGGCAATGTAATTTTTGATGAATGTGGATTCCTTTCGGACGAAATGATGTCTGTATATTCTGCTTTTGCAATTGTAAATAAAAGTTTTAAATCCGGTAAAGATCGAGATGGGAATCGTATTGACGAAATACGATTAAGAGCTATTCCAAGGGAAATACCAAACCAAAAATTCTACATATCTTCTGCTTCAGATACATCTACGAAATACTATTCTTTGTATAGAGAATTCTCAAAGAGAATGTTGATGGGCGATAAGGATTATTTTGTTGCTAACATAACTTGCGAAATTCCTCTGCGTCCTACAATTCACGGACAGGTCATGGCTCCGCTTTTTGAAAAATCCACGATTGATTCCGATATGAAAACAAATCCAGAAAAGGCGAGGCGCGAGTATTATTGTGAGTTTACCACTGATGCTGGCAGTGATGCCATTATTAGGCGTGGAGTTATCACTAGAAATGAGGAGGTCAGGAAGCCGCTTCTTTATAACGATACCGGCGATAAAAAGTTCGTTATTGCATACGACCCAGCACGAAGTCGAGACAACTCGGTTATTTTAGTTGGACAATTGTATGATTTTGAACAAGTAGACGGAAGTAAGGATATACGTCTAAGACTGGTCAACTGTATAAATTTAATTGACGTTGGAAAGAAAATTAAATCACCCATGCAAACTCCTGATCAGATTGAATATTTGAAAAAAGTAATACTGGACTACAACGCCGGAGCCGATGCATACGGAAATATTGTTGGCGTATACATCGATGCTGGTTCTGGCGGATCTGGAGTTAATATTGCGGATTACTTAATGCCAGATTGGACGGATTCCGCTGGTATTGTCCATAGAGGATTGATCGATAAAGAGTATTCTGCTGAATATGTTAAAAAATTCCCTAATGCGGTAGACAAGATACGTCTTATGTCTCCTGCCGGTTATAAGTCGGAAATGTATGAGGCAATGATTGAATTGATGAATCAGGATAAAATCAGTTTTACGGCCCAATATGATCATAAGGGATATTTAACAGTTTTTGATCTTGACGAAACAAAATTAATAAAAGAAAAAGAAAAAATTTCTGCCGAACTTAGAAAACAAAAACTTAATGAAAAGGAGTTTGAAACTAAGCTTAACGAGGAATTAGGTAAAATTGAGTCCGTCAAAACAAAAACTGTAAAGCTCGATTGGCAAGATGAAATTGCGCTTGCAAATATTGACGCCCTAAAAGAAGAGCTTGTAAATATGGTTCGTAAGAAAAGGGACTCTGGGAAGGATTCATTCGAACTTACACCAGAAAAAGCCAATAAACTTCATGATGACCGTGCCTATACAGCAAGCATGGTATCTTACGCTCTTATGTGTGAGCGCAGAAAAGCCATTGTTCAAAGAAAAAAAGTAACTCAGGACAACAAATCTTTTGTCAATCGACTTCCTATTCGTCAGCCGTCTCATAATTCTTCGTTTCTAAAAAAATCGATTTAGTTTTTCACTGGATAAAATTCAATTTAATAAAAAAGGAGGTGTTTCATATATAAATGCCACAAACAAAAAAAGAGATGTCTGAAACATCTCCTGAAAATGCTATTTCAAAAAAGCGAACTACTGCTGCGGAGCGAAAACAATTTATGGAAAAGTACGAACAGCAAAAGCGGAAGGCAATGAAAAGTAATCAGGCTTTCAAACAAGTTCGGGACGTAACCAAAACGGTTCGGCAAACAACAATTAGTTCGTATAATAAGCAAAATGTTATTACATACCTTCAAAATATCGACAGCTACGAATCTGAGCTTCGTGGACTCTCTCGCTACCTTTTTTATCGTTCTCAGGTGTATTTTAGATTGATCATGTATAACGCCACGATGTTTGATTTAAACTCCCGGTACGTCGTTCCTGCTTACGATCCAACAGCCGATAATGACAAAGATTCAATTCTTAAATCATACTTCGAAACATTGCAAGTTTTAGATAGAATGGATTTGCAAAATAGCCTGTTGCCGATGCGTATAAACAATTTCATAGAAGATGTTTTTTATGGATGCTGTTGGCTTGACGACACTGGAATTTTCATCTTAAAAATTCCACCAGAATATTGCAAAATTTCCGGAAAATATTTTACCGGCGATTTCTCGTTTAGCGTGGACATGAGTAATTATAAAAAACTTGAGGATGTTCTTGATTTTTTGGGAGATCCTCTGTTGTCAATGTATAAAGCGTATGGAGGAAATAGTAAAAACAAATGGCAGCCAATGCCAGACGAATATGCTTTGTGCACTAAATCCAGAATGGAATCGTGGGAAACTGTTGTTCCTATTTACAGCGGATTATTCATAGATTTAATTGGTTTGTTAAACTTGGCTGATGTACAGGCGGTCGCTGATGAACAGCAGATTTATAAATTGATTACAGCTACCATTCCGACGATTTCTGGGGCAAAAGAACCAGATGAGTGGGCGGTCAATATTGATCTCGCCGTCGATTACTATAACAAGCTAGTTGATGGTTTGCCTGATTATGTTGGAGCCGCAATTACTCCTATTCCACTCGATACTATTTCTTTTTCAGACGATCAATCTACTGACACAACAAAAGTTCAGAAAGCAACGAAAGAACTCTTAAATACATCTGGCGGATCTCAGATACTTAACTCGGCTTCTTTAAGTAACGCAGAAGAAGTTCGTTCCGCTAATAAAGCTGATAGCGTTTTTGCGATCACTGCTTTGTTAGGACAAATTCAAGGATGGGTAAACAGGATGCTATCGTATCATGTTTCGAATCCCGCCAAGGTTAAATTCTTTAATGTGTCCACTTACACCAGAGATGCTTTTAAGGAGTCTATGCAAAAAGATTTGCAATACGGTTATCCGAACATCCTGGCTATCAATAGTTTAAATGGAATGAGCGAACTCGATACATTATCTATGAATTTCTTAGAAAACGACGTGCTTGGTTTGACAGAAAAATTCAAACCATTGACTTCTGCCGCAACCGTGTCCCATACGGATGGAAATGGAGCACCCACTAAAAGCGACACAGAAATTAGTGGAGATGGCGAGGCTAGCCGAGAGAAGCGTGATAACAACGCATAACGAGGATATATTGGATGAATGAAAATTTTATAAAAACGTTTGATAAAACCACCTCCGAGAAATTATTGTCCCTCGGATTCCAGAAGGTCGATGAATCAAATGGAATCTACACATTTTTGAATAACAAAACACTGCTTTTCTCTAATGGTGTAGATGAGTCAAAAATACTATATAGCAATGTGCTTACTTTTTAGCCGCTCTCCTAACCGAAGCGGTTTTATTTTTATGTAAAAAAATAAAATTTCAATAGAAAGGAGGAGGTAATCGAATAAATGTCTAAAATTATTAACAAGCGAATTTTAACTGAAGATGACCTACTGAGGTTCTGTCAAGAGCAGAAGTTTACGAAATTTAATTCGGAAGACACTGGGTATCAGTTGGCGCTGAAAGTGCCAACCACTTTTGAAATTGACAATGCCGTAGATGATAATCATCGTGGAATGATGAAGTTAAAAATCAGAATTTTTCACACTGGACTTAATCGAAATAAAAGTTATGTTTCGAAAGCATCGGCTGAAAAGGCAATGAACACCATCGCAGATAGACCTGTATTGGCTGCTATTCATCAGCTTGACGATGGAACATGGGATTTCAAAGGGCATGAAGTGGAAATTGTTAAAAATGATAAAGGAAACGAAGAATTGAGATATATTGAATCTCAGGTCGGTTCTTTTTCTTCTACTCCCGCTTTTTGGGAACACGACGATGATTTGGACAAAGATTATGTATGTGCTTACGCCTATGTGAGCGAAAACTATACAAAGACATGCGAAATTATTCGTGCTAAACAGGGAACAAAGAACAGCTGCGAACTTTTCATCAATGATTTATCGTACAACGCCAAGGAAAAATATCTTGAATTAAACGACTTTTATGTAAACGGCTCTACGCTGCTAGGAAGTGAAGATGATGGTACGGAAATCAGAGAAGGAATGGAAGGCTCTCGCGCAGACATTGTTGATTTTAGCGTAGAAAACAATTCGATTAAATATGATCGAGATGAAAAATTGATCGAAGTCTTAGAAAATCTTAATAAGACTATTTCCAATTTTGATAGTAAACCAAATTATGTTCAGGAAAAAACAAAGAAAGGAGGAAACGAAGGCAAGATGAAAAAGTTTGAAGAACTTCTTGATAAATACGGGAAAACCGCTGAAGATGTAACGTTTGATTATGAAGGAATGTCAGACGCTGAACTTGAAGAGAAATTTATGGAAATGTTTGGATCTGATAATGCGGACCAAACCGGAATCAACTCGAATAATAACGTTAAGGAGGGCGGCGAGTCTCAGCAATATGAAAATCTTGTTCGTACCTACGAGATTTCTCATGAGGATGTAAGATACGCTCTTTATAAGTTGCTGGCGCCGTTTGAAGATGCAGATAATGAATATTACTACATATCAAATGTGTACGATTCTTATTTTGTGTATGAAGGATATTGTGTAGATAAAATCTATCGTCAGAATTATATAAAAGATGAAGACAGCGTCGAATTTGAAGGCGAACGAATTGAATTATTCCGGGAATTATTGACTGCAAGTGAAAAGGCAGAATTAGAATCTATGCGTTCTAATTATGCAGAATTAAAATCGTTTAAAGATGTCACTGAAGACAACGCGCGTCGCGCTAAAAAAGAGGACATTATCAACGCAAAAAAATATTCTGTTTTATCCAAAAAGGATTCGAATGGAAATTATATGAACGCAGATTTTGCGGAATTAGTTGCGTCTATGAACGATTATTCTGTTGAAGAATTTGAAACAAAAGTAAAGGTTCTGCATTCTGATTTTATGGCTGAACACTCTTCTTTCGCCGCAAAAGAAACTCAGATTGAGAAGCCCACAGCGTCTAAGAAGCTGTTTACCAATCCAGAGTCTAAAAACACCAAAACAAGTAGATACGGAAAATTATTTTCTGAATAAAATCTAGTTAATCACAAAGACAAGACTGCTTCGGCAGTCTTTTTATTATGTCCAAACAATTATAAGGAGGATTAAACAATATGGCTATTCGAATGAATATTGAGCAGCATCATGTCTGCTTCCCGACCAAGGTTCTTTCTGACAAGGTTGGCAGAGTTTTAAACATGGTTATCAACAAAGATACAGATAACGGTACTGTTTGTGGAAAGGGCAAGTATGTAAGTTTCGATCAGTATGAAGTTGCTGATGCACCTGCTGCTTTTGAGGGCGTAATTCTTGAGCAGGCTTCTGATGGAAATTGGTATGTAGAAGTAAAGAAGGTAGATCCGAACGAACCCGCTATTTTAATTTATGAGGTTCCTGAAATTGCCGAGAACTACAATCATATGTTCACCAAGACTTCTAACTTTTTCAATGAAGCTTCTGCCGCTAGAACGAAGACGGTTAGAGGATTAGTTCTTGGAGTAACCGATGTGTATGAACTGAGCGAAGACGCTTTCGATGGTACACCCGAAGCGGGCAAGAAAGTAACAATCGAGGCTGGAAGCCAGAAGCACAAAATTGGCGAGTAAGGAAGGTAATATATGAAAACTATGAATTTTAGCGCACATATTATGAATGTGTTTACAGAAATGAAGACTTCCTATGATGAAGTTAAAAATTTAATGTTTGATTTATACAGAGGGGAGCTTGAGGATGGTCTTTCCAAGAGAGCTGCTGAGGACAAGCTCCGCGAACTGAATCGGAAAATCTTCGGATTAACAAAAGATTCTTCTTTGAGAGAACGTAAAAGAGCATACGAAAATTATGGTCGTCAGTTCTTCGATGTGATCGAGGAAGTAACTGACTGGACTGTTACAACCGGTCTGAAAGAAAATGAATGGTTTAATGTTCTGGTTAATTACAAGAATAGAAAAGCCGGTGATGATAACATCTTCTATCAGGAACACGATGAAGTAATTCTGTCCGTTGCAAGAATGGGTAAGAGACATCATGACACGATGCTCCAGAGATTGCCTGAAGGAACCACCTACTCCGTTGAAACCGACGTTTATGGTGCAGCAGTCGGCGCAGATATCGATAGATATTTGATCGGCCAGGAAGACTGGACAAAGTTAATTGACGCCATTACAAATGCATTTGTTGTTATGACACAGGAACTTATTCTTACTGAAATTATGGAGGCTCCGAAGAAGCTTCCTGCACAGGCTCAGTTTGTTGGTACCGGTGCTCTGAACGAAGCAAATAGAAAGAAATTTAACAAGATTCTTCAGAACGTATCTGTTGCAAACGATAACGCAGAAGTCGTTATTATGGGCACGAGAGTTGGTCTGCAGGAACTTGAAGGACTCATTGATATTAAGTGGATCGCAAACTCCCAGAAAGAACAGGTTGCTGAGATGGGTAGACTCGGAAACTATGGTCCTTATACTTTAGTTGAAATCCCTCAGAGATTCGCTAGAAATGACGTTACAAGAGATATGTATAAGGATGACACTCTCTTCTTCTTCGCTTCCGGCGATAATAAGATGGTTGACATGTTTGATGTTGGCGAGACACTGATCGAAGAGATTACAGATCGTGGAACCGCAAATAGCAACATCGCTGACCTGATGAAGTATGAAGTTCAGCGTGAGCTTGGTGTTGCAACTAGACTGGGACGTTACTTTGGTGCGTGGACAATTACCGAAGATTAATTTTAAATGATTGATACGGGAGAGTGCTAATGCACTCTCCTATTATGTTGGAGGAAAGTTATGGCGACAGCTAGAACGAAAAAGGAAACTGTTGCTGGATCTGTAAAACCAGCTAACACTGCCGTAGAACCAAAAGTTGAATCGGCAGCTACTAAAATGGAACCTGTAAAAGAAAAAAGAGTATTCACAGATTCCGATTATGTATTGTGCCGCTCTATTACTTATGGCGGATTATATATCGGCGGGCAATCCGGAAATATGTACGAATTCAGAGACTATGGCTCCGAATGCGAAATCAACTACAGAGATTTGGTTTCTCTTATTCGAAAAGGATCTGATCACATATTTTTGCCGCGTTTTATCATTCTTGACGAAGATCTATTGGACGATTTCCCAACTATCAAGAGAGCTTACGAAGTTGCATACACGAGAAAGGATCTGCTGGAAATTCTTGCGCTTCCTACATCTCAGATGAAAGCTGCCATTTCGGAACTTCCAGAGGCAACGCAGAATGTTCTCGAAAAAATGATCGGCGAAGAAATCGCAAATGGAAGTCTCGACAGTATCTCGAAAGTTCGAACTTTAAGCAATTTATTTAACTCGGATTTTAATCTTTTGAGTAGTTTATTTGTTAAATAATGGAGGTGGCTAAATGTTACTTCCATATGAAAAAATATTTTCGAGATCAAGAGGACTTATTGATGATCCAAAGGAATTATCTTTGGATATAAATGATCAGATCGAGATAAACACAGAGAGGTTGCACAATGTAGTTGGAGATCCAAGAGTTCGAAGAATATTTTCATCCATTACATTTGACGATGAAATTCAAACAATTGATTTTACGCTGAACAACCCCGTTGACGATGCATCTGATTCTGATTATGTTGTTGGTATTTTTACTATAGGAATGACGATCGAGTGGCTAAAGCCGCAAGTGAATTCCATTAGACGAACTTCTTTCGTGATTGGTACTGACAGAGAAAAGAAATTGCTCGACAATTATAAAGAAATGATTGAACAACTTGATTCTCTAAAAACAGAATTATACAAGAGGATTTGTGATCGCGGATATATGTATAACTCTTATATAAACGAGAGGGTTTGATATGAAATATATATACGGGAAATTTACCAATAAACAAATTAAAGAAGCCGCTCTTGCAATGCATACTGATATCCATAGATTGCTTCTGCATAAGGATAACCACGTCGATCAGAAAATATTTGAAAACGACGATGACTTTCTCACATTTTTTCAGAAGGTTCTATATAAATTTGGTGGAACAAAAACGTTGTTTAACAATAACGGAATTATGGTCGCTTTGATGTCAACATTGCAGGCCGCTTATGACGAAGCTGTAAGCGATCATTTTGACTACACTACATTTCGTAAGGCTATTTTAGATAGTCATGGCTACATCAAGCAAATGTTTGAAAATCAAGGAGGTGTAAGCAGTGCCAAGTCTGTCAACAGCAAGGCGTGTTGCTACCGCCAAAACAAATAATTCGAGAACGTTGGGGCAACTTTATAAGGAAGATTCTGATCGGATTATGGAGTTAGTATGGGATGGTGATATTCAGTCTAAAATCGGTTATATCTACGATTATAAGCATGACGATCAACCAAATCTTAGAGATCATATGACATATGAACATACAACTAAAACAATGATTGATGTGAAACTTATTGTAAAGTCGAATTATTCATTGGATCAAGACCAACCAGAGTTTTATTGTCAGTTCAAACCATCTCAGAAATTGGAATTTGACCAGGGCGACGATCTGTATTATTTCGAAACGGATTACCGTGAGAAGTATGGCGTAGAATTTCCGATTGGATTGTTTTTGGATTTGCCAGACGATCGCGGTATTTACCGCAAGTGGCTAATCTGCGGAAAGGAAATTGCGAATCAGTTTCCGAAATATTTAATTCTGCCGATTGATTATCAGTTTATGTGGATTGAAAAGAATGGTTCTCACATTTACAAGAGGAAAATGTGGGGAACCGGTAGAAGCCAAAAGTCGTAAAATGTATGCGCTTCACATTGGAAACAATGTGTCGAAAGCTTTCTAACGCTGGAAGTTTACAATGCCAATTACACTACAACGTAAAGATGAAATATGCTTAGACGTGAATGTTGCTGAAAGGCTGAAAGAAGTAATTGGATGGCATATGCTGCAATAAAAGCGTCGCAAGACGTGCTAAGTGCCGCTAACAAGTAATAATCAGCTGCCAAAACTCGAATAGAGTAAGGTTCAACGAGCATGTACCCAAGTGGGTTAAAGGAAGCCGCCTAAGTCCTCATGGATATGGCGTTGATGTGCTCTGAACTTCTGGTGATAAACCAGAGAAAATGGGATTATTCCCATCTTTATCAGATTAACGACCTGATAGAGTAACACAAAGATACTATTGGCGTATATACCGATCAAAAATTCACTCGTCCCGATAACCAAACAAAATGTATTCTTCCGCTGAACGCTATCACGGAAAATATTTGGTATACAGATGATGATAGCAAAAATATGCGTATGGTCGTTTCTGCTAAAACCAAACATCCTATTGTTTGGAAAGTGACCAAAGTAGAAAATCTTCAACCTATCGGAACGCAAACTATAACGTTTTATCAGAATTACTGGAATTCACACACGGATTTTATTGAAGAAGAAAATGGCAAAGTTGTTGGAATGTGGGCAGATTATTTTGATGCAAATGTTCCGCCGACAGACCCTGAGATTCCTGATTATGCCCCCTCTCCTATTTCCGCAAAACTCTCCGCTTCTACTACTTTCATCAAGGCTGGCGGAAGCTATAAATTGCTCACGGTCAACATGTATGATAAATCAGGAGAAGATGTCACGTCTGAATATTCTGGCGCAACATTTACCTGGACTTGTAATGTAGAAAAAAATGATTGGACAGATAAAGTAACATGGCGGAAATGTACTGATTTCGACCAAACGAAATTAAAGTTTCCTAGCGACACTTCGCAGCTTGGTAAAGTTCTAACTATTAGTTGTACGATCAAATGTGGAGACGTTGAAATTGTTTCAGAGCCGTTACTTTTGAATATATCGGAATAAAAGGAGATTTTATGGCAGAACAGCTTTTAACAAAGGACGATGTTCTTAATAAGCTCAGGGCGTATGGGAAAAATCCGGACGACGATGTTATAAGGATAAAAAAACAGATTAGACACATTCTGCTGCGTAGTCCAGAACTATTATATGCGCTCCATGTTAAAGATCTTGAATCCGAGTTGTTTAGCAAAGATGGGTCTATTAACTGGGAATGGAATGCAGAAAAGGAAGAATTTGAACCGTTAGGAGAATGGGATCGGTATGAAGGATCTGATGCTCCTATTCGTCCGTTTTTGTTTATTCCAAATACACAAACTGATGTAGAGAATTTTTTATGCTATCAGGTTGATACCGATGAAAACATTCGATACAATCCAAGCGAAAAGGTTTTGCAGATCGTTTTTACGATCTTTGTACACGAAGGCAATCGAGTTGATCCTCTTACCGGAATTGCTCGGCATGATTTGATTGCTGGTATTGTTAGAGAGAAATTTGCGTGGATCGGATTGGAAATTTCTACGACTACACCGGTTTATAATAAGGAGTCTACGACGGACAATAATTATGTCGTGCGGACATTAAAATATGAATGTACTCTTCCGAACGATCTCGTTGAGACGTCGAACGGAAGAACTTTTTACAAAAACAAAAGGTGGTGATTGATTGCTAGGGAATAATACTTTAGTACAAAACGCCATCGAACAACAAGTCAATGAACAAGTCATCGAGCAAGATCAGCTCGGATTCAGCCCTTTAAAAATCTATTTTGGAGATGATTTTCAGGTCACAGACAAGATAACGATACATACAATTTCAATTCAGGACATTATCGATTATGGCGAAGTTGACCTTTATCGAACTCTTGAACCGTTCATTTCTAATACGACAAAATACAGAGTTCAGCTATGGGATATGGGCATTGATTGGAATAAGATATCCAATCAGGAGTTGTTTCTTATTCTTCTAAAAAATATCAATTCTCCGTATTCTATTAAATTATTCGGTGAAATTGATTTCTCAAAATTTATCCTACAGAAAATTGGTGTTCGGGAAGATGGATCAGATATTTTGAGTTTATACAGTCCAGAGCAGGATATTGAAATCACTGAGGAAACGCAGGAAAAAATGTCCAAATACATCCAGTATATGTTTGGCATGTATCCTCCGCAGGAAGAATTTGTAAGTGGCAAACAGTTGAAAATGGATTTGATTAACAATGACAGACAGAAGCAGATGCTTCGAAAAAAAGAGTTGTCAAATCAAACCGGCACTGTTTTATTGTCTCAGATTTCTTTTTGTGTAAATCATCCCGGATTTAAGTATAAAAAAGACGAATTGAGAGAGGTGAATTTTAACGAATTCATCGACAGCGTTCAAAGACTTTTAGTTTACGAATCTACTCATGCTTTGTATATTGGCATGAACAGCGGATTTGTAGATACTTCAAAAATTAAAGACAAAGAGCGATTTAATTTCATGCGCGTTCCAACAGACGGAACAGAAAACGCATGATTTTTTATTTTACAAAATAAGGAGGATTAAGATTATGAGTTTTAAGCTTGGAGACCGTATTTATAAAGAAATTCTTTATTTTTACACAGAAGATTTAACAAGCGAACTGCCCTTATACGTTCTTACTCAGTTAAGCGAGGCTACCGTAGAAATTACAGCAGAGTCTACTGAAGTAACCGATAAGAATGGCAATCTGGTTAAGAAGATTTGGAAGTCCAAAGCTGGTACTTTCAGCGCTACAAATGCATTTGTAAACACCAATATTATTGCAGCAAGTTCTGGGTCTACACCTATCTTTGCTTCTAAGGACAATAAGGTTGTAATGCCTAAGATGTTCCACGTTGCCGCAGGAACAAAAGTTAATCTTGGCGACTACGTTGAAGGCAGCGTAAAGGTTTGCCAGTATTTCGGAGAGGGTGCAATCGGCAAGACTTACGAACTGAATACAGCTGCAAGCGAAACACAGTTTGCAATTGCAAGTGAAACCAAAGAACTGACTCTGCCTACTGATCCAGAAGCAGATGCATACTTCGTTAAGTATGAAAGAGAAGTAGAGGTTGGATCTAAGATTTCCAACAAGGCAGATGAGTTCCCTGCTTCTGTTCGTGCAATTATGAAGGCAACTTACTACAATCCTTGCAAGAAGAATGAGCTGAAGGCTGACTACATTGAGTTTCCTTCCTTCCAGGTTTCTCCTGAGACTTCTTTCCCTGTGTCCGCAGATTCTGCAACAATGGACTTCTCTGGTGATCTGGAAATTGATTACTGTGGAACCGATCGTGTTCTGTACAACGTTTACAGCGCTGACGAAGTTGACGGTGAGTAATTAAAAATGTGTGGAGAGTGGGAAACCGCTCTCCTATTTTTAAGGAGGCTGCATGGGAAGACCGAATAGAAAATGCTTGGTTTGCGGCAAAGAATATGAATTCTGTAGATCATGTTTCGAATTTGTAAATCATCCTGTTTGGAAGAATTTGTTCGACGAAGATAATTGCAGAAAAGTATTTGATGTTGTAAGCAATTACAAACAGAACGCAATCACCAGAATGGTTGCAAAAGAAAGACTGTCCGAATGCGATTTATCTCGCAAGGACGAATGGAACGATGGCATCAGAAATGATGTTAATGAAATTATGAGGGAAGAGACAATTGTTGTAAGAAAGAAAAAGCCCGCTATTTTGAAAGATGAAGCGGTGCAAAATACAGAGACGGTTGATATGTGTGATTGATTTTAGGGATACAACTCCACATATAAATTGGGCTTGTATCCCTATTTTTTACCTTTTTTGGAGTGAAAGGAAGATTATGAAATATGATAAAGAATATTCCACTCAGTTTCCTGATGAGTTCCAATATTTAAGGAGTCGAGGAATTCGGTATACATTTGTTAAAACATCTCCAGAGGGAATTACCACTTGGAAATACAAAAAGACGCCGGAACTATTCGAAGAGTTAAAAAATTTTTACGTTAATAATGAATATTACGATTAATAGGAGGGTTTATGTATTTAGATAATGCTGCTACTACTCCTTTAACTGACTCGGTTAAAGAATATGTTATTTCGATTTTAGACAAATTTGGGAACCCATCTAGTCTATATAGACTGGGTGATGAAACGAAACAGATTGTTACATGTGCACGCAGAAACGTTGCGCAATTTATCAATGCCGATCCGAAAAATATTATATTTACAAGTTCAGGATCTGCAAGTAATACATTGGCAATTCGAGGATATATGGAAGCAAATGAAGCTGCTCTTTTATACTCTCCTATTGCCCACAAATCAATTTTAGAATATGAAAAATATGAGCCAAAAGCATATAAGCTAAAAGTTGATAACGCCGGAAACATCGACTTAAATGATTTGAAGGATTGGGTTCGTGATCGGCAGGAAAAATATTTGGTCGCAATTGACTATGCAAATTCTGAAATCGGAACAATTCAAGATGTCAAGAAAATTATTGAGATTGTTCATTTTTACGGAGGAACCGTTTATTTAGATTGCACAGGATCTATTCCTCAGATTCCGCTGGATGTGAAATCTTTGGATGTTGACATGGCCGGATTTTCCGCGCATAAGCTCGGCGCATTAAAAGGATGCGGCGTCCTGTATAAGAAGCCCCATATCAATCTATCTCCGCTAGTCTATGGATCTCAAGAGTTCGGCTATGTTGGCGGAACAGAAAATATTCTTGGCATTGCGTCACTAGGAAAAGCGGTTGAAGAATACGACTACTCTTCCATTACGTCTGAAAACAGAGATTACCTTTACAAAAATATCAGAGAGAATATTGCCGGTGTAGAACTTATTGGTGCGCTAAAAAATAGACTTCCGCTAAATCTGTATCTGTGCGTAAAAAATGTGGATGGCGAGGCTCTTACTATTCTACTGGATACGAATGGATATCAGGTGTCTACTGGTTCTGCTTGCAGTAGCGGGTCGTTAGCACCATCTCCTACTTTACAGGCGATTCAGATGAATGGAGAGGATCTGCATAGCTGCATCAGGATTACTCTGTCCGGAAAAGAAACGAAAGAAGAACTTGATGATTTTTGTAAAAAATTAAGAAGTGAAATTAGCATTTTGCGATCTTATGGCATGTAAGGTAAAGGAAGTGTTAGTATACCACAGAACCCAGGAAAAATTTTCGAACAGTCTATAAAAGAATCTGTGCCAGACACATGTTGGCTATATAGGCTTAGAGACAATGCCGCTTCTTTTGGCGGTGGAAACAATACACGATTTGCCAGCAAAAATATTTGTGACTACTTATGTCTTGACGACAAGACAAAAACCTTGTATTTGTGGGAATTAAAATCCACGCAAGGGACGAGCCTTCCTCTTTCAATGATTAGAGAAAATCAGATAAAAATGTTGAAAGATGCGAGCGCACATAATTTGATTGCTGGCTTTATTTGTAATTTTAGAAATAAAAACAATGAAACGTTTTTCATCGAAATCGGCGATTTTTGCGATATGATGGAGAATATAAATAAGAAGTCTTTTAACACGAAAGATTTACAGGAAAATGGTGCGATCTGCATCGACAGCACAAAAAAGCGAACCAGATATGCTTATGATATTGATGGTTTAATTAAAAAGTTTCATTTGTAGGAGAAAAAGGAATATGGATAAGATTTCAATTAAAAAATTTTGCGAAGAATATGAAAACATGGCAACCGACTCAATGAGAAAAATGTATTTAAAAGATCATCTTGAAGTCATTCATTATCTTCCGCTACTAACAAAAACTACTATGATTGATAATTTGACAAACATTACAATGATCGATAAAAATTCAGGAAATGTAAAAGTCAATTCGATTGTAGAGTATGTATTGCTTACACGGATTTTGGTAGAAAACTACACTAACCTAACCGTAGAATCAAAAGGATTTTATGAAGAATACGACGCATTAAAGAAAAGCGGTTTGTTTGATATTTTGCTTGTTGGAAACGATGCTACTCCTCCGCTTATTCCGTATACGGAAATTGCTGAGTTCAAGCATTTACTGTCACTAAAGAAACAGGATATCATGACAAACAAATATGAGTTGCATAGCTATATCAATGAGCAAATTGATCGTTTTTCAACGCTTTTCGATGCAACTATGAATCCTATTTTAGAAGCGATTGGTAAAAAAATCGAGAATATTCCAGAAGAAGAAATTAATAACATCGTTGATTTTGCTAAGAAAGGCGCATTCCAAGAAGTATAGAAAATTCATTTTTTGGGGCTATTATATGATCATTAAGCAAAAAAAAAGAAACGATATAATTCAGATATAAAACGCAGAGAAGAATATCTTGATGATAAAGAATTTCATTCTTTGCAAGAGATTAAAGATTATTGTATGGACGAAACTAATCATACATCAATTACCGATTGTGTAATATTTGCGTTCACTATTATGGATACAAATGAAGACGTAGAAATAATTGGCTCGTGGAAACGAAGTGATGATGATTTCTATTATGTGGTTTTATATTATGGGTTTTAACAAACAAGCTCTATACGTGTCATAGCGTATGGGGCTTTTCTTGTGGAGAGCGACGATACTCCTCTCCTATTTCAGCAAATAAATAGTGAAATTTTGGAGGTGATGATAGATGGGAACTTTTAAATTAAATGATTCTTTTAAGAAAAAAATAGAAAAAGAATGTCAGGAAAAAGCAATTAATCTTGCGAAAGAAGCAAGAGAAAAATTAACAAATCAATATATCACCTTGTTGGATTGGTATTATGCAGATTATCAGCCCAAAAGAAATGTTTATGATGTTCCATATTATGAGAGGACATTTAATTTATATAAATCTGCACATAGGTATTATGAAAATTCCCATAATTCTAGCTTTTGTGGTGGGGTGAGGATTGACGCAGACGGGATGAATGATTATGCGGGCGCAAGAAATCAAGAAATTTCCGCTCAACGATTATTAGATAAGTTTATATATACTCCAACTCAACCCGCAGCCACATGGCATGGCGGCGACTGGCATGGCGGATATGGGAACATGGCTAGTTTTAGTATTTATAACGAAATTCATAAATATAGAGATGAATTATTGAAAGATTTCCAAAAAAGATGTTCTGTAAATTAAGTGAGGCGAAAATATGAATAAAGATGGTGTTGTAAGTATTGGCATTGAATATAAAAAAGAATTCAATCAAATGATTAGTGATTATGAGTCTACATTATCAGAAATGGCTTCCAATAAAACCATTTCTAAGGGTATGAAAGCACAGTTTGATAATGTTATTGCAGAACTCCGTTCATTTAAAGCCGAGATGGATAAACAATTATCCGATTTGAATGTTGGGAAAGTCGATGTTACAAAATTTGAATCATTTAAGAAGTCTATTTCTAAGAAGTTTGAATCCATTAATGGAGACATTAGTACATTAAATACTGCTGTATCATTATTAAACGAAAAGATGGATATGGTTGGTAATGGTATTGATTTATCAAAGGTTCAAAATGAATTTAAAGGGTTAGAAGATTATATAAACAGAACAAATAATGCTGTTGGCGAATTTATCAAAAGTATGGATATGCAAGGCATTCATTTGTTTTCTTATGATGAAACAAACCAGAAAGAAATTCGGTCTGCAATTAAAATGATTGAATCCGAATTAAAAAATCTTGACAAGGACTATGGGGCTAAATTTGAATTATTTGATGAGAAAGAAGCTCAGAATGAATTGGATAAACTTGCTACAGAATTAAAAAGTACAATGGATTTATTGGATTCTGCGAAGTCAAGATTATCTGGTATGGATGCATCCAGTGACATTTTTAAGAAAACAACTGGTGAAATAGCTGCTTTAGAACTTAAAGCTGCCCGATTAAGTGATACAATGGAAATTCTTTATGATACCGCTTCTGAAAAGAAATTTTCCATTGATATCACAGACGATAAAAATTTAGCGGCATATGATAAATATATTGATGAATTATCAGTGAGTTTAGATGAGGTTTCGCAATCTGCCGAAAAAGTAAAGAAGGAACTTTTAAGTTTGTTTGGAGATATTAAAAACACGAATTCAGTGCAAGTTTCTGACAAACTTAATCCTAATTCGGCTCAATTAATGGCTGGATTCACAATTGAAGTAGATTCAGACGAGTTATGGAAAAAAATATCTCCCGTATTAACTGATTTGCAAAGAAAACTTAATTCTAATCCTGTTATTGCGCCTGTAAAACTGGTTGTTGCTCCTACTGCCGTCTCTCAAAACAACAATCCAGATCAATCTATTTCAACAGCTTATTCAAAAAAATATGCCAAGAAATTAGCACAAACAGGTGAATCCGCTATTATTGATATGGATAGTGTATATAAAAAGACATATACATCTATTATGGATGAAGCAGTTAAATGCGCCGAAGAATCTATAACAAAAATTCAAAAGATCTTTGAGAATACCCCAATTGATATAAAGTTACAGTTATCTCAAGAAGAATTAGATAAAATCAACAATTTTGTTTTATCCAACAAAGATGAAAAGAAAATAGATATATCTGATCAAGTAGACAAGGCTAAGACTGATGTGTCTGAGCTGAATGACAAACTTAAAGAAACAACCGAATTGATATGGGAAGCAACTCAGAACGGGAGTATCAAGTTTGATGGTGTTGAAGATTTCACAAAGCAGATAACCAATAGTTTATCAAGTCTCGAAAAACTTCAGGATATTCTTAAAGCGTTACAGAATGTTGAGATTACACTTGCCAAGGTTTCTGGAATTAGCTCTATCACAGAAATTGATAACCAATGGGAATCTTTAACAAAAAGAATCAATAATGCTATCAAGGTCGATGGTACATTTAGAAAAAATGCTAATGTTGATAAACTTGCAAGTGAATATCAGAAATATCTGGATATGGGTGGCAATAAAGAGTTATCTTCTATTTCTAAATTAAAAGACAACGAAACCGTTATTGATACAATTACTTCTAAAATGAAGGAATTGTCATCTCGAAAAATAGATGACTCTTCCGTTGAAAAAGCGGTTGACTCATTTGATAAATTTAAGTCGTCTCTTGATGATATTATTTCAAGATTAGATCATCTAATTAATCTAACAAAGAATATTGGTAATGCGTTTTATAAAATGTTCAAAGAAGCTTCTGTTAGCGATATAGATAAACAATGGTCTTCTATTGAATCTAAGTTCAAATCTATTGCCGACGAGTCTGGTAAGATTAATCTCTCAAAGCAGAAAAAAGATGTTCAAGAGTTAATGGAAATGTATCAAAAATATTCGAATGCTGGCGGCACGAAAACTCCATTCGATTTAACTGATAACACAGAAACCATTAAGAAATTAAATAAGGTGTATGGACAACTGAATGAAGCGAAAGCTCAAAGTAAGTCTGGCAACAAAATCATCTCTGATTTGAGTGAGATTGATGAGTCGATTGATTCTTTGGTAAATAGTTTAGAAAATAAATTGCCACAAGCAAGCAATATTGCTGCTACTGCTATGGAAGATTCCGCTGAGAGACAGGTTTTAGCACTTGCTTCTGTTGTAGACAATATCAATATGATTGTCGAAGAGCTTAAAAAGGTTAAAGGCGTTAAAATTCCGACGATTAAGATTGATGATGATTCTGATAAGAAATCTGCTTTAAGTGCAGAATCGAATGTTTCATCGACTTCTACAACGTCAGTAATAGATGATCAAATAAAAAAACAGAATGAGTACAACGATTTAGTTGCTGTCGGTTATGACAGAATTCGGAAAATGAAAAAGATTTCTGAAAGCGGCACAACTGGCTCTAATTCTGTTTACGATTTATTAAGATTAAATCACGAAGCATGGGACGAAGTAAAGGCTAATAATTTCTTCAATACAATCCCAGAAGAAGGCTTAAAAAGATATACGAAAATTCTTGAAGTCGTAGAAAAAATTGTACAAGAAATGGTACAGGCTTCTGGTCTTACGGAAGAACAAATCGTATCACAGCTTAAAAATATTAAAACTGCTCAAGGTGGTAGTTTTAAGTTAAATGGTGCTGATTCTGGATGGACACATTTTGCAACGTATTCTAACGGACAGAAAGATTCAATGCAGAAAGTAAATGGTATTACATATAAAGTATATGCTGCATTTGATGATATAAAAGACCTTAATCAGAATGTTGTATCTTCTATTATGGATGAGCTTACAAAAGCAGGATTTAAGGGAAGATTAAAAACAACATCAGGTTCTACTTCGTTTGGAGATAAGTTGAATGGATTAGCCATTACAGACCAAATGGTTGTTCATGGTAGTACAAAGAAGGATCAGGAAATAGCATACAATACGCTAAAAAATATGGGCTTAAAGCTTTCATATCTTGGAGGTGGAATTGATACACCTGATGGCTCTTTTTCTCGGACATTGGCAAGTGGGGAAATTAATAAATATATTCAAGGTTTAGAAAAAGAAGCTACAGTAGCCAGAGATACTGCAAAGGCAGAGCAACAGTTGGCTGACGCAAGAAAAGAATCTTCTACTGCTTCTATAGACCAAAAGAAAGACGCAATTCGAGTTAATAGTTCTTCTGCTACAAATGCTTCTACTTCTGCTATTAAAGAAGAAAATAGTGTACTACAACAGACTTCTCAGAATGCTGAAAAGGCTGCTAACAGTAAAGAGAAATTTGCAAAAGCCAATCAAGAAGTTAAGGATAGCGCTGATGCAAGCGTTGGTTCCATTCATGGCGAAAACAATGCTTTCGATCAGAATAAATGGGATGAAAATGTAAAAACAATTCAAGATTACATGGGTGCTGTTACAAAACTCAATAATCTTCAAGCAAAAGACAAAGGTTCTGGAAAATATTCAAGTCAGATTGAATTACAGACAAAGAATGTCGAAGAGTTGAAACAGGCTGCTTATGAAGCAAGAGCCAACTTATCCTCTATGGTTAATCCGCATGACGTAAATATTGATACGTGGGATAAATGGCTCGATGTAATGAGGCAATTTGGTCAAGCATCTAAAGGTTCTGCTGAATCAGTTGCTAAGTTAGAGGATGCATTGAGAGATGTACAAAATTCACAAATCTCAAAATTTGAAGAACAGCGTAAGGTATATTTAAACAAACTTGTTGGATATACTGACACTTCTAAATACACATCAGATTTTATTAATCGTGCTAATGATTTAAAAGATGAAGTTGTTGCCCTTGAGTTCACAAATCCACAAGATATTGCGAGATTGCAAGAAATTGATTCAAAGATTGTTGAAATAAACAATGATTCCAAGCTCCTTGAAAATAAGCTTGTAAAACAACAATCTAAATTAGCCGAGATTGTATCTCAAATGAAGATATTTAAATCTCAGAATACGAATATGTCTAGTTCACAAAAAGCAGAATTAGATCAGATTATTAATTATGCCGAAACAATGCAACAATCTGGTAAAGAAGTTGCTAGTGAAGTTGAAAATATTAAAGTCAAATTCGCAGGATTAAAAGCAAAGGTTAATGAAACTGGCAAAGTTGGTAAGAGTTTCTTCGATCAGATTGGTAATAGACTTACGGATATGAATAGCAAGTTTATTGCACAATTCTTGAGCTGGGAGGACTGGATTAGGTATATTCGGCAAGCGGCACAAATGGTAATTGAACTTAATACCAATATTACTGAGTTGGCAAAAGTGTCTGAGCAAACAAGTAAACAAATTTATGCAGATTTTGATAGTTATGCAGATATTGCAAAAGAAATTGGTGGTACAATTTCAGACACTATTTCTGCTACTGCCGATTGGAGCAAAAATGGATATAGTATTCCAGATGCAAAACAGTTGGCTGAAATATCGCAGTTATATAAAAATGTAGGTGACGGAATCGATATTACAGCTGCAAATGAATCACTTATATCCACTTTAAAAGGCTTTCAATTAGAAGCTGATCAAGCTGAACACATAGTAGACGTGTTTAATGAGGTAAGTAATAACGAGGCTATCTCAAGTTCGGGAATAGGAGAAGCCTTGCAAAGAAGTGCCGCATCATTTAATGCTGCAAACACAAGCCTTGAGCAATCTGTAGCCCTTATAACAGCAACAAACACTGTACTTCAGGATGTTAATAAGACCGGTAATATGTGGAAGACGGTAAGCGCACGTGATTATTCCGGGGATCTCTGA